AGGGGAATCCTATGACGACAGCCGAGCTGAAGATCATTCTCGATAAGCACAAGAAGTGGCGACGCGGAGAAGAAGGAGGATCGCGCGCCAACCTCGAGGGCGCCTACCTCGAGGGCGCCTACCTCGAGGGCGCCTACCTCGCGGACGCCAACCTCGCGGACGCCTACCTCGAGGGCGCCAACCTCGCGGACGCCAACCTCGAGGGCGCCTACCTCGAGGGCGCCAACCTCGCGGACGCCAACCTCGCGGACGCCAACCTCGAGCGCGCCAACCTCGAGGGCGCCAACCTCGAGGGCGCCAACCTCGCGGACGCCAACCTCGCGGACGCCAACCTCGCGGACGCCAACCTCGAGCGCGCCAACCTCGAGGGCGCCAACCTCGCGGACGCCAACCTCGCGGACGCCAACCTCGAGGGCGCCTACCTCGCGGGCGCCGAGAAGCGCGCCGAACGGTTTCGCGCGCGCCATCCTGAGGTCCCTGTCGTCGCGAATCTCGACCAGCGCATCCTCGATGTGATCGCGGCCGGTGCCGGAAAGCTCGAGATGTCGCAGTGGCACTCGACCAGCTGCGAGACCACGCACTGTCGAGCTGGCTGGGCGATCACGCTCGCGGGCGAGGCGGGCAAGAAGCTGGAAGAAGAGCACGGTCCCGCACGCGCTGGCGGGATGATCTATCGCGCGTCGACGGGCCGCGTGCCGCATTTCTACGCGACCAATGACGATGCGCTCAAGGACATCCAGGAGTGCGCCGCGCGGCAAAAGGCCCAGCCGTGAACGGCGAGCTCGAGAAGTATCAGAGGAAGCTCGGCACGCCGCCCCGTCGGCCGCACCTGAGCGTCATCAAGAGCTATGACCTCGAGCCGGTGCAGCAGCCCGACGAGACAACCAGGTGGGCGCGGGTGCAGACGTCTCCAACAGTCGTGATCGGCTGTGTGGTGGCGAGTCTCGTGTTCGCGCTGCTGTCGTGGCTGTTCGCTGGGAGGGTCCGATGAAGGAGGAATCGTGGGGCACACCAAGCATGACGATCGAACCTATCCAGCGGGACGTCGACGCCACGGGACCGACTCCGACAGCGAGGGAGCGTGGGAGCAAGCCATCGCCGATTGGCAAGCTCGATCTGCTGACCGAGAGTCGCTGCCAGGTGGCGCGCCGCTGCCTGCGCGAGGAGCACCTGCGCTACGTCGAGGGAGTCGTCTCGGCAACGACCGCTGACGCGCTGAGGTTCGGCACGCTCTGGCACCACGGCATGGAGGCGTGGTGGGTCGCGCACTCGCCGGCGAACGAGGAAGCGGACATCGCCCTGCCGGCTGCCACCGCTCATATGCGCAACCACGCCACGCCCGAGACCGACGCCTACGAGCTAGCGCGCGCGGAGGTAATGCTCGAGGGCTACGACGCGCGCTGGGGCGCTGAGCACTTCGAGGTGCTGGGCGTGGAGCTGGAGTTCCGCGCGCCGCTCGTGAATCCCGAGACGGGCGCGAAGAGCCGCACCTTCGAGCGCGCCGGCAAGCTCGACGTGCTGGTGTGCGACGCGACGGGCCGCGCGTTCGTGATGGAGCACAAGACGTCGTCAGAGGACGTCACGCCGGGCTCGAGCTGGTGGGCGCGTCTGCGCATGGGCGGTCAGGCGAGCGGCTACATCCGCGGCGTGGAGGCGCTCGGCCACCAGGTGGGCGGCGTCATCTACGACGTCGTGCGCAAGCCGCAGCTGCGCCCGTATCAGCCTGGCGCCAAGCGCGCGGTCGCCGAGACTGTCGAGGAGTACAAGGAGCGGCTGCGCGCCGCGATCGCCGAGGAGCCCGACAAGTACTACCAGCGCGGCCTGGTCGTGCGCCTCGAGCAGCAGATGGCGGAGGCCGACGCCGAGCTCTGGCAGCTCGCCGGCATGCTTCGCGAGCACCACCGCCTGCAGCTGGCGCCTCGTAATCCCGACGCGTGCCAGCGCTACGGCAACACCTGCAGCTACTTCGACGTGTGCTGCGGCAACGCCAACACCGACGACTCGCAGTTCAAGCGGCTCGAGTGGGCTCACTCCGAGCTGACGCCGCAATAACGCGGCAACCACGAAAGAGGAGTGGAACATGGCCAAGGTCAACGCAAAGCAACAAGATCCACCGCCCGAGACCAAGCGACGCATGACCGTCGCCAGCGCGGTCACGGGGCTCGTCGAGGTGCCCGACCGCGTGCTGCTCTACGGCACCGAGGGCATCGGCAAGTCGACGTTCGCCGCGAAGGCGCCAAAGCCGATCTTCATCACGCCCGAGCGCGACGGTACCGCGCGCATCGACACCGCGCGCTTTCCGGCGCCGGATTCTTGGGCCGACATCATCGACTCGATCGATGCACTGGTCTCCGACGAGCACGACTATCAAACCGTCGTCATCGACACGCTCGACGCTGCCGAGGCGATGGCGTGGCGCTTCATCTGCGAACGCGACAAGAAAAGCGGGATCGAGGACTACGGATACGGAAAAGGCTACGTGGCCGCTCTCGATGAGTGGCGCGTGTTTCTGGCGCGGCTCGAGCGGCTGCGGCGGGCCAAGCAGATGGGCGTCATCCTGATCGCGCACAGCTGGATCAAGCCTTTCAAGAATCCCGAAGGAGACGATTTCGATCGGTACGAGATGAAGCTGCACCCGAAGGCGGGCGGCCTTCTGCGCGAGTGGTGCGACGCGGTGCTGTTCGCCAACTACGAGATCTTGACGGTCAAGGAGAGCGAGAAGGCCAAGGCCAAAGGCGTCACGACCGGCGAGCGGATCGTTCACACGCGCCGCACCCACGCTTTCGACGCCAAGAACCGTTACGGTCTACCGGAGACGCTTCCCCTCGACTACGAAGCGTTCACCACCGCAGTCCAGAGCGCAGAGCAGGTGCGCGACGCCGCGATCATCGTCCAGCGCGTCAACGCGCAGCTGCGCGAGAAGAGCGACGAGGCCCTGACCCAGAAGGTCACAGCTGCGATCACGGAAGCGCAGGGCAACGTCGCCGACCTGGCCAAAATCGAAAATCGACTGAGCGCTACGCTGCGCTCGAAGGAGTGACCCATGGGATACGGAGATCAGAACGAGAGTGACGAGACCAGTGGGCCGCTCGTGCCCGTGGCAACCTATCGCGCGCGCGGCGTGCCAGGCTCGGCGCAGCTCGGAGAGACCGCCGAGGGCAAGCCGCAGATCGGTGCCGCCTTCGAGATCCTCGATGGGCCGCAGGCCGGCAAGTCGGTGCCCTGGTACGGCTACTTCAGCGACAAGACCAAGAAGCGAACGCTCGAATCCCTCCGCCTGGCTGGCTGGTCGAACGACGACATCGCCGAGATCGAGGGCTTCGGCGACACCGAGATCGACATCGTCGTCGAGCACAACACGTGGGAAGGAAAAGTCTCGGCGCGCGTCGCGTGGGTGAATCGCGCGGGCTCGGGCGGCCTTGCCATGAGGTCGCCGATGAGCGAAGCGCAGCGGAAGGCGTTCGCCGCGAAGATGAAGGGCGACGCCGTGCAGTCCCGTCAGCAGGCGGAGAAGAGCGCGCCCAAGAAGCCGACACCCGCCACTAATGGCGGAGTCAAACACCCGAACGCGCCGAGCGGTGAACAGGGCGTGCCTGGCGTCGGTGACGACGACATCCCGTTCTAGTCGCAGCTCGCAGCCCTGCGACCACCCGGCGCGCGCAGCGGGTGATCTGCGCGCCTTTTCTTTCTGACCAAGGAGCCAACCATGGCGATCGCCATCCAAGAAATGAAGCACGGCAGCATCGACCCGGATCCGAACAACCCGCGCCAGCTCTTCGACGAGACGAAGCTGCAGGAGCTGGGCACCGACCTTTCCATTCGCGGCATGCTGCAGCCGATGATGGTGCGGCCGCACCCCGACAGGAAGGGCCGCCACATGATCGTGTTCGGCGAGCGCCGGTGGCGCGCGGCCGGCCTGGTCGGGCTCGAGACAGTGCCGGTCATCGTCCGCGACATGAGCGACCTCGACGTGCTCGAGGCGCAGATCGCCGAGAACGACAAGCGCAGCGACGTGCACCCGCTCGAGGAGGCCGACGCGTACCGCCGGCTGCACCAGGACCACGGCCGCGACATCGAGGAGATCGCAGAGCTGACCGGCAAGTCGAAGGCCTACGTCTACGCCGCGATGAAGCTGTGCGCGCTCGGCAAGGAGGCGCGCCAGGCGTTCCTGGCTGGCAAGCTCGACAAGTCGCGCGCGCTGCTGATCGCACGGCTGCCGACGTCGCAGCAGAAGCAGGCCACCGGGGAGATCTCCGACCGCGATCCCGAGGACCCGGTGAGCTTCCGCGACGCGGCGAGCCACATCCGCCGCAACTACATGCTCAGGCTCGCCGATGCGCCCTTCAAAGTTGGCGATGGGCTGCTCATCGAGAAGGCCGGCCCGTGCACCACGTGCCCGAAGCGCACCGGGAATCAACAGGAGCTGTTCGCCGATGTGCTCGCCGAACGCGGTGGCGCCGACCTGTGCACCGACGGCAAATGCTATCAGGAGAAGGTCGACGCTCACTGGCTGCGCGTGAAGAACGAGGCCGAGGCGAGCGGCCGCGAGGTCTTGGAAGGCAAAGAGGGTGAGCAGGCCGGTAGCTACGGCGACAAGAAGCTCATCGACCTCGACACCAGCGCGCACGGCGTCGATCCCGGCAAGAGCTGGCGCGAGGTGCTCGGCAAGCACGCGGAACAAGCCGTCACCGCGGTCGCCCGCGACCACGACGAGATCAAGGAGCTGATTTCCCGTAACGATCTGCCGACGCTGCTCAAAGAGGCGGGCATCAAGGCGCCGAAGAATGGGCACGCGGCGCCCACGAGCGCCGACGACGAATACAAGAAGCGCAACCAGCTCGAGCGCCTGGTCACGGCGACCATCATCGAAGCGGTCCACGCCAAGGCCGACGAACCCAGCCTGATCGACGGCTGGAAACTGATCGCGCGCATGGTGGTCCGCGCGTGCGGCAACGACGCGCACAGGGCCGTGCTCGCCGCCAACAACCTCAAAGCGACCGCCGAGTGCTCGGCGCGCCAGACGCTGCTTGCCTGGATCGGTGTTGAGCTGAAGACGGTCGTCGAGGTGCGCAACTTCATGATCGATCTGCTCGTGCGCGAGACGCACGGCTGGCTCGACGAGAAGGCGCGCGGCATCGACTACGACGACGACAAGGATGGCATCGACCGACGCACCAACCTGGAAGACGCCGCCGAGCTGCTCGGGATCGACGTCGACGCCATCGTCAAGAAGGTGAAGGCCGACATCGCGGCCGCCGAGAAGGCGAAGGCGGAGAAGAAGAGCAAGCCGACAAGCGCGGAGGCGACGTCATAGTCATGGCCGCCTGCAAGACTTGCGAACGGCCGATCACATGGGCAGAGGGGCCCAACGGCAAGATGATGCCCTTCGACGAGCCGCCACGTGGCTTCGCCGCAAAGCCCGTCGACGGCGACTGGGTGGTGTCGAACGGCAAGGCGCGGCGCGCGACCGACGAAGATCGCCGGCTACACCGCGAGCGGCTGACCTGTCACTTCGTGACGTGTCCGGATGCTGACCAGCATCGGAGGCCGCGATGAGCGCCAGCGAAGCGATCGTGACCGCGCTCAAGCTGATGACGATCGCGCGCGACGCCTGGAGGGAGCGCGCCGAGCTCGCCGAGGCCGAGCGTGACCAGCTCGCCGAGCAGATGCGCCTCGCGGGCGAGGACTACCGCGCCATTGCCCTCGAGCTGCGGGAGGCGCTGCAACGCGCCCTCGACGAGGACTTGCTCCAGTGCCGTTGCGGTGACCGGGGATTTAGTGACCATCCACAAGGCGCATGGTGCGCGGAGGTGCATGCCGCCCTTGCCCACGCCCGCGTTCTCGACGGCGACGCGGCGAAGGAGACGAAATGAGCGAATCGAGCGAAGACAAGACCACGATCGACGAATGGCGCCGGTATTACCTTCGGGCCAATGCGAGGCTGAGACGGAAATGTCGCACCGAGGTGGCAAAGGTATACGCCGAGAGGATTGCAAGCGCCGCGTGCGCCGCCGAAGCCGACGCGATCGTGCGCGCGCTGTCCGAATCTGGCAGCGACCTCCATAAAATCTACAAGCTCTGCGACCGCGCGCGCCGCTACGTGAAGGCGTCGAAATGACCCGCGCGCGCAAACCGACGTGGAGTGAATTGCCGGCGGGTGAGCAACGGCAGGCACTGTGTCTCATTCGCAGCGAGCAGTTGATGTGGCGCAGCGGCAAAGGCACGAACTGGCATCCGTCGTCACTGCCGACCGTGAGCCTCAACTATCGCGTTCTCGGCGCCGCCATCGCCGAGCTGCGCAAGCGAGGGAGACTCCGCTGATGCCCGCGCGCGCGCCCAGGCCTCGCCCCGAGCTGCAGCCTGTGCGGGTGCGATATGCGGACAAGGATGATCCGCGCGCGCTCGACCAGGTGGCGCAGCTCCTGGCCAAGCTTCTCTTCGGGCCGCCGAAGAAGTAGGGTGATGCAGATGAGGGCGGTCATTTACGCACGAGTGTCCTCTCAGCTGCAGCGCGACAAGCACACCATCGACAGCCAGCTCTCGACGCTACCAACGTTCATCACCGCGCGCGGCTGGCAGCTCGTCGGCACCTACGTCGACGACGGCAAGACGGCAAAGGCCGGGCACCTCGAGCGGCGCGAGGGCTTTCAGCGGCTGCTGCGCGACATGGCCGCGCGCGCCTTCGACGTCGTGGTGATGGTCGACCAAGACCGCCTCACGCGCTCCGAGGACCTGCGCGAGCGCGGCGAAGTACTCGGCGCCTTCCAGCGCGCCGGCGTCCAGATCGCGATCGCCTCGACCGGTCAGGTGCTCGACCTGGCGAGCTCGATGGGTGATCTGATGTCTGGCCTGCAGGCCTTCTTCGCCGCCGAAGAGAACCGGAAGCGCCGCGAGCGCACCGTGCGCGGCAAGCTCGAGGCGATCCGTCAGGGGCGGAAGCCCTCGGGCCCGACGCCGTTCGGGCTGCGCTACGACGGCGCGACTCACGAGTGGAGCATCGACACGGAGCTGGGGCCCATCGTGCTCGAGCTCTTCACACGCGTCGCCGCCGGCGAGAGCTGCGAGCCGATCGCACGCGACCTGCAGCTGCGCGGCATCCGGCGCGCGCGCGGCGGCCTCTGGAACCGTGAGCGCGTCTGGCAGATCATCACCGCGCGCACCTACCTCGGGAAGTGGACAGCCGATCGCGCGCGCAAGCTGACAGTCGACGTGCCGGCGATCGTGACCGAGGACCTCTACGAGGCCGCGCAGGAGGCCTTGAAGCGCTACGGCAAGCGCGGCCTGCGACGCACGAAGCACATCTACCTGTGCGAGGAGCTCGGCTTCTGCAAGCTCTGCCAGGCGCCGATCGGTATGAGCTCGTCGAACGGATGGAAGGGTGGCCGCAAGCAGACCTATTACGTGTGCAGTCACCGCCGGCGGCCGGTGTGGGGCCAGCCGCGCTGCACCTTCCCCATGCGCCGCGTCGAACCCGTCGACGAGCGCGTGTGGGCCAGCGTGGCGGCCGCGCTCGAGCGCCCCGACCACCTCGAGCGCGCGATCGAGCGCCAGCGGGTCCTGACCGCGCGCGGCGCCAGCGACTGGCAAAAGGACCTCGCGGCCGCCGAGCGCGCACTGGCGCGCCTGCAGCGCGCAGAGCAGGCCATCCTCGAGCGCTTCAGCCGTGACCTGGTCAGCGAAGAGGCGATGGACGCCGAGCTCGAGCGACTGGCCAAAGAGCGTCGGCTACAGGCTCACCAGGTCGAAACAGCCAAGCGACAAGCCGCGGGAGCCCGCCAGGAGCTCGCGCATGGCGCGGCGGTGCTGGCGACCCTGGCGACGCTTCGCAGCCGCCTGGACGGCGCCACGCTCGCTGAGAAGCGTGCCCTGGTGCTGTCGCTGGTTCCTCGACGAGGAATAGAGTTGGGGGCGGACGGCTCGATCGAGGTGACGCTGGTGTTTCGTGAAGATCCGCCTGTTGCTCTGGCGCGCGCTGCTGGTTCCAGAACCGAGCACGAGAGCAGCAGCATCGTGCTCAAGGTTGTCGCGTAGTTACGAAGGACCACTCACAGGACACCCACAGGCTTGTCCCCAGAAGGCGACCCTACCCTACCATACGTGACTGAAGGTTTTCCTTGTAGAGTCATATAATTAATGTGATCGATCGGGTCAGATGTCGCATGTGAGACATTTGGCGCACCAAAGAAAAAAGCCCCGGACTTTCGTCCGAGGCCATCTTCCGCCCTTGTAGCTCAAACCGGTAGAGCAGCTCCCCGCTAAGGTGCAGGCTCCGAGTTCGAATCTCGGCAAGGGCAACTTTTATCTAGCACCGATTGAGCCCTTTAATCAAATGCTCGTCGCTGGGGCATCTCCGGTAGGATCGCTCATCGATGGGTTTCGCAGGCCACGACCTCGACGCGCACCTGCCGCTCTGGAAGCAGACCGTCGAAAGGTGGAAGAAGGAAGCGCCCGAGAAGTTCGAGCGCTGGCAGGAGCTCGTCGCCGGCGGCGCGAGCGAGAAGGAAGCGTGGGAGCAGGTGGCGAGCGGCTGATTTACGGCTTCGCCGGCTCCGCGTGGTGCTGCGGCTCGCCGAGCAGGTGCGAGTGGTCGAGCGCCTGGAGCAGCCGCAGCCCGGCGGTCATCGCGACCGTGGCCACGATGACCAGCAACCCGAGCACAAGCAACGTCATCGGCGGCGTGCGTAGCACCGCTCGCAGCAGCCGCGCATACCACGGGTCGCGTCGTTCGTCGTCAACCTCTTGCACCGGCAGCCGCAGCGTAGGCTCGCGCCTGAGAGAGGACGTCCGGCGCAGATCTTCGGGCGACAACAGGTCGGGGGGCACATCCTCTATCCCCTTTTCGCGGGCATAGAGCAGCGCACGCACCTGATCGATCTTGTGGCGCGGCAAAAGCTCAGCGAGTCGCTCCACGCTCATCTCGCCGATGCGGTCATTCACCAACAGCCGCGCCTCGGCCGTGAAGGAGGCCAAGATCATGTTGATCTCGTAGCTCTCTTTTTTGTTGTCGCGAATCGCCTCGATCAACCGCTCGAGCTGACCTTGCAAGCGCACCTGGTCCTGATGGTTGGCGGTGAGGTGATTCGTCAAATTGACGATGTGATCGTCAGGGTGCATGGAGCGCTTCTATTTCTTCGTCCATCGCGTCCATGCGCGCATGGAGGTGCACGCGGCTCTGGAGAAAGCGCGAGATCGCGAACAGCACCGGCAAGTCTTCGCGCGTCACGAGAGGCGGATCTTCGGGCAGCGCTTGCGGCGGAACATAAGCTGGCTCGTCCGCAGTCTCGATCGTCTCTGCTGGCTTTGCCATCTCAGATCACGTTCGACGGCCGCGAGCCGCCCCAGATTGCGAGGTGACCACCGGTCGGCGACCCGTCGGAACCATCGCGCTTGCGAACATCGACGTGCACGAAATTTCGATACAGCCCGATGCCGCCGAGTTGCGGTAGCTCCCCTCGCTCATAGATCCGCAAGATCAGATTGAACAACTGCATTGGCGTCATTGTCGGGTGAGTGATATCGGCCGCGCGTCCCTTCGGGTGCTGACTGCGACTGGCCGGTGCAACGCTGCCATCCTTTGCGCTCGCCTCGTACAGCCGCTCGTCATAGGCCGACGTGCGGTAGCCCGAATCGATATGCAGCGGCAAGTTGCCGGCCTCCGCGCGGATGATCTCGAGCAGCTGGCACAGCGGCAGTAGACGAGATTGCAGCCACGTGCGGCCTTGCGCGTCCTCGTCGTCGATGCAGCCGATCGGGTAGGGCGTGCCGTCTCTGCATGTCCACTCGTCGATCGTGAAATGCTCGGTGACTGGGATCTCGCTCACCGCCGCCCTCCGAAAATGAGCGCGCACACGGCCACGATGGACGCCGCGAAAATCGCATAGCCGCACAGGAGGACGGCGCGCGCGGTCACTTGCCGCCCGCCTTCTTGAACGCGTCCTCAAACGCAGCGCGCTTCTCGCCGTCAGCGCGGCCCATGTGGAACCCGATCCAGAACGTGACCGAGGCAGTGAGCACGGCGACGATGGCCGCGATCATAGCGGCTTCGCCCTCTCGGCCAGCTCGTTCCGCAACGTCGCCACGGTAGCCGCCAAGCCGCTCGCCACCACCACCGGGTGCGCCTCCAGCGCCGCGAGACGGGCCTGCGCGTCGGCGAGGTCGGCGGCTGAGCCGGTGACGAAGTCGCCCACGTCTTGGCTCGACGACTTCGCCATGGCGTCGAGCGCGTCCTTGACGGCCTGGCGCTCCTTCTCCGGCAGTGATTCGAAGTAGTCGAGCAGCATGCCACCAGCTTTGGCGAGCAGCGGCAGAAGCGGGATCAGCCATGCGGGCATCAATTCACCCCCGGAATTTGTACCGGCAGTTTCACGCCCGCCGTAGTCAGCGCCTGCGCCAGTTCGACGAGCGCGCCATAGAGCGGCGCCAGCGCTCCGCCGTAGTCCTTGGCTGCGATTTTCTCGTAGGCGTCGATGGAAGCCGACACGGCTGCCGCTGTCGATTCAGCAGCAGGCAGCGCCTTCGCCAGCACCTGTTGCGCGGCCGCGCATTTCTGCAACTCCGCGTCGCTCTTGTCGTCGACCGCCTTGTCCTCGCACGCTTTGAGCGCGGGTCGCGCAAGAACAGCAGCGGCACCGATCGCGGTGTACGCGCCAGTGACGACCTTGCGCGCATTGGTCGCGCCGGTCGCGCACCCGCCCAGCGCAATCGCCGCCAGAATGACGCCGGCTGAAATCACCAGCGCGAAGATCCAGTCAAACCGAGCGTCGTGCCGCGCGCGGTATTCGTCGTAGGACTCGCCGGGTAGCGGCCTCACGCCGCCACCTTCGGCGGCTCGGGTGGCAACGCCTGCTCCGCCGCAGCCGCGCCCAGTCCGAGCGACGCGACCGCCGCGTGGATGTGCGTATCGAGGTCGGCTGCGGCCATCTTCGGGAACTTCTCTTTGAGCATGCTGGCGGCCTTGTCGTACTTGGCCGCCGCCGTCGTCGACGCTTGCTTGGCAGCCCATTCCTCGACGGCGAGCACCGCGCGCTTCGTCGCGTCGCTGACCGCCGCCTCCTGATCGGCCGAGAGCTGCACGCCAACGCGCGTCAGCACGCGGCGGAGCAGCGCGACCACCTGTGCCGCGATGAGGGTGCCGAGCGCCATCGCGAGCGGCATCAGAAACTGCAATAAGATGTCCTTCATGGCGTGCTCCTGTTTTCGGGTTGGGCGCGCTGAATCTCGCCCGTCTGGAAGTTGATCCCGACGGTCTTGCCGAGCTGCGCGGGGTCGATCTTGTAGGTCGCGCAGATGTCGGCCGCCTCGTGCTGATAGGGCGCCATCGCCTGCTGCAGCTCGCGCAGGTGAGACAAGTCGCGGTCGAGGCGCGCAGCATCAGCCGCCTGCATCTTTGACGGCGGGTCAGGCGACTGTGCCGAGGCGCTGTGACAGGAGGCGGCGAACAGGGCGAGAATCAGCAGGCGTTTCATTTTCTTTTCTCCATGCACACGATCCGATTTTGGTGGTGCGCGAACTTCAGCGCCTTCGCTTCGGCGAACGTGAAGCGGTGCCCGAATGGGCAAAAACACTGCATCTCATTCGGCGGTGCAGGCGCAGGCACTGGCTTCTTGATCGAGACGAGCGCGGCAGCACCGACAAGCACCACGCCAGCAATCGCGCCGACCTTCAGCGAGTCGCGCATTAGTTGAGCCTCTCGATTGTGGCGTGAGCCTTCGTCGTGTTGTGCGAGCTGAGGGTCAACGTCGCAATAATCGCAGTCCCGCTCGCAGCGCGAATCAGCAGATCGGCGCCATGCACCACACCGTTGGTTCCGCAGCTCGCTGCCGAGATTGGAGTCTCGGTCTGCGCGGTTGTATTGACCGCATCGCTGTAGGTCACGGTCGCGGTTACAGTATCGGCCGTGGTGCAATCAATCAGGACCTGCACGCGATAGAGTCCACTCGTACCCGGTGAATAGGTCGCGATCGTCGTCGATTGAGCACCTGCGCCGCTCGACGCCACGTCTGTGCCCTTCTTTTCGATGTAGGCTACGCCGGTACCGTCGGTGGTCTCGCCCTTGTACTCGGCGATTGTACCGGTCACATATATGCTGCCCCATGGGACTGCCGCTGAACCGAGATTCGGCGTTCCACCGGTTCCAAGCTTCACCGCCAGTGACTTAAAGCTGCCGTCTGCAAGATCGACATAGGCGCCCTGATAGCTCCCATTGTAGAGAGCAGCGACGTGCGCCAAGGAAGTATTCCCGACGGTGCCGCCAGTCGTCAAAAACGCCTTATCACCACCCGCAGGCGTGGCATCCATCGCGTATCCGGCGCCGCTGAATCCGCCATCGGCCGAGACCGCAACCGCATTGAACTGCGCGATCGTGGCAGCGCTGCCGAGATTTCCGTATGCGTTGATCACGCCGATTCCGGTTACGCTTGCCGGGCCGCTCTGGATATCGGCACGGACCAAAGACGCGGATTTAAATTGAGCCAGTGCCGTAGTTGTCCACGTAACACTGCTAGCGACGGTGAAGGCGACATTTCCAAGCCCGTCCGCGTTGTAGGTCGTGTAGCGCATACCTTGGTGCGTGTGCGCCGTAAAGACTTCATTGTAGGCGGGCGAGACTCCGGTGCTGAGCGTGATCGAGGTGAGATCTTGGGCCCAAATCGATTGATTCAATCCCGCATCATTCGGGAGAAGGACCGTGAAAGATCCTGCTTTTTTGGCGAACTCTAATCCCGAGCTAGTTGGACCGACGGTATCCCAATACACCGTCGGGGAACTGTCGGCATTTCGGAACACGACGCGACCGAGCGACGTGGCCTGAATCCCATTGGTGCCTGCACGTAGCGCTACTTGCGTAGCTGGGCTGCCGGTAAGATCGGACCGTCCCATCGATACAGTAGTCGCGTAGAACCCGCCCAACTGAACGTCCGCATACCCGGAATAGTAAAAACCGGTATGTGTCCCGCCAGGATCAGGAGCACTATCGATCTCGACCATGCCACCCGGAGCCGATGCGCCGACGCCATGCGGGCCGCCGTGCAGATGCAACGATCCGCCAAAGGCATTGGTTACCGGCGCGCCGCCGCCAGCCATGATCCAGAGCTCGACACCCTCGACGTACTTGTCCGTCGTCAGCGATGGACCGGGGTAGATGTGCCAGTCCCCGAGACCACCGCGCAACTGGATGTTGCCGTCCATGCCGTTGCCGTTGACGAGGTAGTCGTTCGGATCGCCAGTGATCAGTTCCCCCGAGCTGGTCATGCCGAGTCCCATCATCGGTGACGTGGTGGTCAGTCCCGGAAGCGGCCACGGGGGCGCGGGCGATAGCGTGCTGCCACTGCGATTGGCCACCGTGCTATCTCCAAACCAGTACTCAAGATCGTAAGCTCCCGCCGCGCCGTGGTTGTAGTGACCGTCGGCGTTGAAGACGACCGGCGACGGCGCGGGAGAAGGATCGAAGGTGATCGAATTGCCGCCATTAAAGGCGGCCTGCAAGCTTCCACCGCCTCCGCCGCTGGTTCCTCCGCCGCCACATGCGCTGGTCGTCCAGCCAGTAGAGGAAGCCGAACGCGAGACCAAACACTGGCCATCGCTTCCCGGCGGCTGGAGCGTGAACCCTCCGAGGCCGTTCGACACGGGAATGTCGCCCTTGACGATGCCTGCAACCGGCGGCGTCGGCGTGACGTGGTCTACGTTCGCCGCGTCAGTGTACATGCTCGCGCCGTCGCTGCAACGGTTCCAGTAGCGCGGCTTTCCAGATGGACCCGGAGCGCTCGTCTGGCAGGTGGGCGTAGTGCCCGGCCCTACCGGCGTCGCTCCGTTGTAGGCATACGCAGTGGCAGCAATGAGAGCTATGGCAACCGCGACTACGCGGGCTTGGCGACCCATGACACTCCTCCAGAAAATTGTGAGTTGGTACGAATGCGGAAGCCGGCGGTCGTCTTCAGCGTGATGCGAACGACTGGGCCGCCGCTCACGTCGTCGCTCATTTCCACGCCGGTCGGTACCTCGTAGCTGGTGTTTGGCATCGACGGCGATAGCGCGACGTCGACGTAGTCGAAGCCCGCGCCCGATCCGCCAGTCGCGAAGGCGGCAATTCCGCGTTGCTCGGTAGGAAGCGCTGCCGTGCCGCCCGCGATCACGAACTCGTAGACGTTACCGTGACTACCGGTGGACCCGCTGCTTCCGCCACCAGCACCACCGCCACCAGCGCCGCCTGGGCAATTGGTCGTGTTGACGAAGACGATCCCGCCGAGCTTTTCCACGTAGGCGACGAAGAGTGCGCCACCGCCACCACCGCCTCCGCCGCCGCCACCACCGCTTGATCCAGCGGGAACGATCCCGTCACCGCCACGCGCAAGCAGATCGGTTGCGGCGCGCAGCTTGAGCGTCTTGCCAATCAGGCAAATGATCCCGCCTCCCGCGCCGCCGCCACCACCACCGCTCGTGCCCGCGTTCGTCGCGCCACCGCCACCGCCTGCGCCGCCGCCAAGAGCGACGAGTCCGCCGCTGCCAGCGATGAGCCCTGCGAGCTGCCAGATCGTGAAGGCAACAGGGCCGTTTTCGGCAGTGAGTGAAGCAGATCCGTTTCCGCCACCGATGCCGCCGCCGCCGCTTGAATTTCCACCGGGGCTGCCATTTCCGCCGATGGCATTCGTGTCGCTCGTACCAGGATTGCCGGGGCTGCTACCGCTGAGATTGACAGCGCCAGCTCCACCGGCGAAGCCTCCTCGGAGGGTACCGATCGCGCCTACGAGTCCCGGTGTGATGTTTTGCGCTGGGGGGCCGATGCCAGCGTTTTGCCCGTTGGCGATCAGGACGGGAGCGCCAGCACCAAGTGCGCTGCCCGTCGTGTCGAACGTGCCTGTAAAAAAGATGCGGAAGTTTTTGACTGTGTGGCTGCTGACGATGAGCTGCGCGTTGCCCGTAAAGGTGATGTTTGTCGCGCGGATGTCGCGCGTGATCGAGTAGACGTTGGCGACGGGCACCATCCCGAGCACGGTCGACGTGCCATCGAACACGAGCGCGCCGTCATCGCCGCCGCCGAGCTGGAGCGTGTCGATTGCTGCCGCGAGATAGTCGATCCAACTGCCGTGGTTGTTGAGCACCCAGTTGAGCTCGTCGGCTGGCAGTGGCTCGGTCGGGATAAAGCCCTCGTCTTGCGCGCCCGTTGATGGCGTCGACTTGTTTGGCAAGCCGCTGACGGGGCCGTGCGTGTAGTTGGTATCGGTGGCCCAGTCGGGCGGGATCGTGGGCCGGGTCATGAAACAGCTCCTTCGTCCTGGGTCATCTCGCCAGCCAGGAGGCCGCCGGTGATGGTGCCGTCGTAGCCGGGAGACTGCGCGGCCGTCGGCGTGGTGATGAGGTCGGGGCGAAAGGCGTAGCCGCCCAAGATCGTCGACGCGAGCGGAGTGCCCAGCCAGACGAACGACATGCGCACGCCGGCCATCTTGGCGCGCTCGAGGAACTCGTCTTCGATTGTCGCTGCCGGAACCGTGACGGGGCCATATCCCGTGATGACGACGGCGCCGACGTACTCGCGCGCCTCGATCGCGGTGCCCGGCAGCAGCAGTGTCGCAACGCGCAAGATCGCCGTCCGCCGTCCGCTCGATCGGTTGGTCGCGATGCGCGCGCGAATGAGCAGGTTGTAGACATTGTCGATGAAGCCCTCGCGCCCTTGGCCGACCAGACCGCCGAGCTTGTCGAGCAGGTCACCGAAGACGAGATTTTGCTGCAGCTGGCGATCGATGTAGACGTCCCATGCTGCATCTTCGACCGCCTGGAACTCGGTCAGGTACGCCGTCAGGAGCGCCGTCATCCGAGGCAGTCCCTTGTACTGCTCGAGTAGGCGCCCCAGCCCCTCGCCAACGTAATCGGTGTTCTTCGTCAAGCTCATGGCGTCACCGTGAGCGTGATGTTTGCGGTCTCGAAATCACCAATCTGTCGAAAGGTGAGCGTGATGTTGGTGGCGGTCACCGGGCTCGGCGCAGTGCCAATATTGAACACCGGAACATCGAGAACTCCGGCGACGTTGAAGGCCTCCGCCTCGACGTGCTTCCAATAGATGGTGCTGCCGACGGTGGAGATCGCACCGAAGCCAGCGAGCGCGCTCTTGACTTGCGTGGCACCGTCGCCTGGGAACATCGTGGGGTCAGTCAAGATCGTCAGCACGATGTAGATCGGCACCGCTTCCGGGCGCGTGAACCGAATCGTCTCGGAGAAGCCCTGGTCGTCAGTGCTGGTCTCGGTGGTGTTCCCCCACGTGCCGATGCCGGCGCCCTTCTCTGCGAAGATCAGATCGGCTAGCGCCTGGTCGTCGTCGCCCGTGTTGCCGGGCTGATAGCACACCACCTCGATCGAGTGCGGCGGGATGCCGTTCGCGTCGACGACGTCGCTGTCGTTGAAGTAGACCGTGCAGTTCTTCACCTGCGACGAGAACTTTCCCGCCTGCGAAGCCTCGAACACCGCCGAGCGGATCGCGTCTGCGGTCGCGGCGCCGCCCGATTGCAGCTCTTCTTCTCGGCGCAGGCGCAGATTCGGATCGCTCTCGATGTCGCTGCCAGGGATCCCGTCGTTCGGGTTGTTGATGCTGTTCCAGCCTGAGAGCGGCGAAGCGATCACGCTCAGCGTGCCGCCGAGGCATTGCTGCGGGCCGGTGTTTACCGCCTCCCAATTCGCCGTGATGTTTGCGGGTGAGCCACCGGTGTTGGCGACCGTGACCTTGTTGGTGAAGAGCACGCTCGGGTCACCGCCGTTGATGCTGGCCAGCATCGTCCCAGGCGCGGCGCTGAAGCCGGCATTGACGTTGGTCACGACGCCAGGCACTTGCGTCTTGGTCGCTGCCTCGCGATCTGTGCCCGTCAGGAGCGACAGGCCTTCGAGCTGGTCACCGGTCGCGATGTCCGGGTCCATGCCACCGTAGAGCGCGGCGAGGATTTGCCACACCTCGTCAAGCGCCGCGGCGACAATGCCAGTAGCCACCGCGATCGGGTCCGGCGGCTGGAGGTCCAGCACGGGCGAGATGCCGGCGAGCTGCTCGGCCTGCATGTCACTCAAGATCACGTCGAGCGGCTTGCGCTTGAAGCCCTCGGGCAGAAGTCCGTAGGTCGCCATTTACGGGCCCCCAATCGTGAGCGTGCCGATAACAAACGGAACGAAGTCGCTAGACTTCAGCGTCGTGCCATCGGCGAGCATGCAGGCAAAGACGAGTTTGGCCGCGCGCCGCGCGTCGACGGCGAGCGAGAAGCTATCAAGCGAGGCGACGCCTGGGCATGTCGTGATCACCTGCTTGAACACCTGCGCGACGATCGAGAGCGCCACCTTCTGGCCGAGAATCGACTGGAAATAGGGGATGCCCGTCGTCGGATCGAGGAACCACTCTCCGAGGAAGAAACGGAAGCGCGTGAAGAGCAGCTGCTGCACTTCCTCGGACAGCGAAGAGCAGAGACGATCGGAACCGTTCGGTCCGATGTAGATGTCTCCAACGTTTGGGTTGTTGGCGTCAACGGACATGGCGAGTCGAAGGGACGCCATCAATCAGCCGCCTTCTCTGTCGACGATGCGCCATGGGTTGCACCAAGCCCACCAGGAAGACCGGCGGCGGTGGCAAATGGAGTGGCAACCGGAGCGCTCAAGCTACTGAGCGCGGCTTCTACGGCCGCTGCCCATGCGCTCATCGCTGCGCTCGCGCTCAGGTCATCGCCTTCACGCACGATGCCTTTCGTGGCGCCAGTGCCGAGATGGATCTCGCCACCCGGAGTGATTTCGATCTGACCGCTGGACGCGTCGTCCTTGCCGATCACCATGTTGGTGTCGCTGACGCTCTGAAGCGCTGCCTTGTCGGGTGCAGTCGCCGGGATGAAGTACGCGCCGTCGAGCGTGTGCATCCCAAGATCGCCGGGGTCGCCCTGGCCGCCCGTCGAGCGCCACGCGCCGAGCGGACGCTCCGCAAAGATGAGCATCCCAGGATCGCCCTGCTGCAGCGGCAACGACATGAAGAAGCCGCCGCCACGCGGGAATGCCACGGGCACGTCTTTGAGCTTTGGCATCTGCTCGGAGACCCAGTTCGGCGGCGTCGCGCCGTCGCTGACCATCCGATTGATCATGATGGTGATCTCGACGGTCTGCTTCGACGCGTCGAAGGACTCCACGCGCGCGGGCAGCGACACGTGCACGTCGAGCATGTGCGCGTCGATCGCCATCTGGATCAGCTCAAGCAGCGTGACTTCTTCGGCGGCGATGTCGCTCATGTGTATTGCCTCGCCACCGCGTTGACGTGCCAGTCGTCGGCCCAGCTCTGGCCGACTTTCTCGCACTCGGTCAGGTAGTAGCCGCCGTTGAAGTTCGCCGACTCGAGCGCAATCTTCCGGCCCGGATCGAGGCCAGGGATTAGCATCGCCTTCAACTTCAGGATGCCGGGGTCTTTTGGCTTGACCTTCTTCGTGGTCTGCTTGGCACCGGGCGCGAACTGCTGCGGATTGCCGAGGGACACCGTTGCGTCGATCGCCGCCTCCGGCGAATCAAGAAGGCCTGTCGACGGCGTGAGCCGGATCGCGCTCTGGTTCAGCGGCGCGCCCTTCTGCAGGAGCTGCAGCGCGCCACGCTGAATCGACCAAGTCAGCCCAATCGAGTTGAGCAAACGCGTGAGCGCTTTCGACGCCGAACCATCGAGCGTGAACGAATGCGCAAGCACCGAGCCGATGCCCGCGATCTGAGCGGTCGCTTCGAAATTGGCGGCGTTGCCGAGTCCAATGCCCATGGCATCAGCACACTTCTTCAGGATGTCTCCGATGCGCGCGCCGGCGTTGTACTGCATGCCCGGCGAGAAGCGCGCCTCACGATAGGAGCGGCCGCCATCATCTCCGCTGAGCGTCGTCTTCCAATCGGTGTCATCGCGAAAGCTGGCCACCTCGCGCAGGTCGCCCGAGAAGATGACGCTGGTGTTGTCCTTGTAGCCGGCCTCGACCTGCACCGGGATACCCACCAGCTTGCTCGATGACGCGTTCGGCCGGTTTCGCTTGAGCAGCTCAGCGCGGTGGTCCTGGCTCAGGTTCCAGATCGTGAGCACGCACTTGTTGGGCTCTGGCTTGAGCGTCGACAGCACCTTGAATTCAACGTCGAGATTGCTCACGTCGAGATCGCCCACGATCACGCGCCATGCCCTGGGAAAGAGCTGCGAGCTCATGTGAATGCTCCTCCCGGCTGGAGGTCTGGATCGTCGGCGGTGATGTACATGAGCAGCACGCGCTGCCCAAGCTCCTCCGGCGAGACGATGTCCGCGGCCTGGTCGGGCGTCGGCGCGCTCATGTCACAGCACGCGAGCACGCCCTGCGGCACCGCCTGATTGGTGCGAAAGCGCCGCAGGAGCGGCCACGAGACCACCAGCTTCACGAGCTCGCACAGCGGGTTGCCGTCCTGGTCCTCGACATCGAGGTACCAGCACGACTCGCGATCGCTCCACTGGAAGGTGAGCAAGTACTCGAGGCCATCGAGCTGCGTGGTCTGCTCGAAGCGCTTGTCAGTGGCGGCCGCGTCGGTGTCGATCACGAGGTAGCTCATCCGCCACCTCCGAAGAGACCGCCGATAAAGTTGGCCGTCTTCAGGAGTGCCGACTTCATCTGCTGCTGTTCGGTCTGCGTCGCTGCCTTGGGCGCCTTGTTGCCGCGCTTTTTGGTCTGCACCTTCGACGGCAGCGCCTGCACCGTCTGTGTGTCGACGACGACGATCTCCTTGAAGTCGACTGTGAAGCGAAGCGCGTTGGCCGTCTCGACGCTGCGCGGGCTGGCAAAGTTCTCGATCACCATGTTCTTGTAGGTGGCGAGCGAGGTGGTGATTGTGAACACCGCGCCGGCCAGCGCCGCATCGACGAGCACGCCGTAGACGTCGCGCATGCGGTCGAATTGGGTGGAGAAGCTCACCGCCTGCCAATCGACCTGCAGCGCTCCGCCGAAGAACGGCGCCTCCAAGATCCCCGTCTGGATGGGAGCGGAGAACTTGCCGACTTGGGCGGTGACGCCGTTCGCCTGCGACTTCGGCGCCGACAACGGCGTGTTGGTTACCAGGCCCTCGATCGACAGCCGGCGCGGAAGCGGGCGGATGTAGTCGGTGACGTTCTGCCCGCTCTCGACGCGATGCTCGGTGACCTGCGCGTTCGCCTGGTGGTTCTCGTTCACCGACGCGTCGAGGTACACGTTCCCCGTCGAGTCGTCGGGCATCTCGTACGAGAGCAGCACCTGTGCGGGCTCGGCCATCTACTGGCTGCTCCTCGCGCGCGGGACGTTTGCCGCTGCTTCACGGATCGCCTGCTTGAGCACCGGCCTCGCGCTGTTGGCCGCGTGGTCGCCGAGGTGCTTCTCGTTCATCCCCTTCGACGGATGGATGTGCTGCACCAACGTCACGTTGCGGTGGGCCGGGTGAAACGCTTCCGACGACATCGAGACCGGCGGCAGCGAAGGGCCGAAGGTGGCAGCGGTAGATGGCGAATAGCCAGCGCCGCGCATCTGGTCGAGCGTGTTCATGCGCGCGGTGAGCGCCTGGCCGCGCGTCATTCCCTTTGGAACGGTGAGATAGGACTCGGGGGTCAACCCCTGCTCCCCGCGCGCCTCGGCAGCGAGGTAGAGCTTCGCGCTGTCGGTGATCGCGCGCTCCTGCAGCGAGAGACCTCCACGGCCCTTGCCGCCGGAGAGCGCGTTGCGGATCGCGGCCTGACGGTCGGCAGCCTTCGCGTTGTCGAACAGCTGCGTCGCGCGGCCGAACACGTTGATGGCGGAGATGAAATGCACCATCGCCGACAGCATGTCGTAGATCTGCTTGATGACCGGGACCGAGTCCTTGAGCGCTGCCATGGTGCCGACCCAGGCGTCCTTGAGTCCCTGCACCACCTCGAGGTGAGCGTCCTTTCCCCAGATCTTGTCGATCCACTCGCCAGTCAGCGAGTCGCCGCCCTTCATCATCGTGATGAGGTCGTCGACGATGAGCACCAGCGCAGCGAGCGCAGCCGCAATGGCGATGACGGGTGCGAATGCGATCGCCATCTTGATCGCGAACGCCGTGGCGATCGCGCCGAGCACCACCAGCGTCGCCTGGACGATGTTCGACTCCTTGGTCATCTCGCGAATCCAGTTGACGACCTTGGTCAAGCCGCGCTCGAACAGCGTCACCACGGGCAGGAGCTGCACCATGATCGTCGAGCGCAGCGACGTGAGCGTGAGATTGAGCTTCGCGGACTGCTCCTCGAACTGCTCCGACTCCTCGCGCGCCTGCTTGCTGTAGCCGCCGCCGAGCTCGCCGAACGAGGCGGTCAGCTCGTCGAGCCCTTCGCGGCCTCGCTTCAAGATCGGAAGTAGCTCGCGGCCAGAGCGGCCGAACAGTTCGGTGGCCGCGGTCGCCTGCTTGGCCGGGTCCTCGATCTTCGAGATGCCGTCGGCAACGCGCAAGAACATCTCGTCGGCGCCAAGACCTTTTAGGTCCGCAGCCTTCATGCCGAGCAGCCCGAACCCCTTGGCCGCTTGCGTGCTGCCCTGCTCCGCCTGCTGCTGCGTCACCTGCAGACGGCCCATACTCGACAAGAGCGCGTCGGCGTCCTCGCCAGCGGAGCGCGCGGCGAACTGCCACTTCTGGACGCTCTCGGCGCTGATGCCCAGGCGCGCCGATGCGTGATCGATCGCGTGCATCGCCTGGACGTTGGCCTCGACGAACTCGTAGATCTTCTCGACGGCGAACGCGGCGGCGACGCCCTCGGCCAGCTCCTTGACGCGATTGACGAACTGCGAAAGGCGGTTTTCGCCCTCCTCGACCTTCTTGGTGTCGACGTCGAAGCCGAAGACGGCAACGAGCTCGCGGAGAACTCCGCTTCCGCCCTCGCTATGTCCTTCGCCTTCGGCCATCAGTCTTCGTCCTTTGGTTGCGCGTCGTCGATTGCGTCCAGGACGTCATGCGCTTCGCAGACGTCGTTGATGCTCCAGAACCTCTCGATCTCGGACTTGGTAGCGGGATGCGTCGGATGGGTGACGATTCGCCAGGTGAACCAGACCCAAGGGTCTACTTCGAGGTCGACCGCACCATCTTGGCGAGGTCGACGCCGGCGCCGCCTTTCATCACTCCATCGAAAAAACCGCTGAAGTTCACCTCCATGCAGAAGGTCAACCACTTGAAGAACGCCATGTACTGGCCTTCGAATCGCTCGGCCTGGTTCTTCTCGACGAGCGGCACCCAGTTGTCGCCGTCCTTGACGTGCGAGGCGTCGCCGAAGAGGCGCGCGAAGTACTGCACATCGTCGACAGAGAGCGCCGCCGGGAGCGCGTCGAACAGTCCCGCCATGCGCTCGGACTCGGTTGCGCCCTTGAACATCGACGATAGAACCGGAGACACGATGCCGGAAAGCCGAACGAGCGCAGTCAGGCCAAGACCGAACGGGAGCGGCCAAGCGCGAAAGGCGCGGCCGTCGATCTCACGCGTCTGCGCTTTCTCCTCGAGCCCCATGGGCTAGTTCCCGCCCTCGATCCAGGTGTCGTAGCCGTAGGGCAGCGTGAACTCCCACTCGCGCGACTTGGCGGTGCGGTCGCGATCGCTCGACGGCATCGCCACCACCCACGCCTTGGAGTCCTGCACGACCGTCTTGCCCTGCAGGTCCTGCATGAGGAACGTGCCCACGCCAGCGCCATTAAACGCGGCACGGTCGGTCTGGTGGATGGCTGAGAGGTCAGCGTTCGACGAAGACGTCTGCAGCAGCTTCACCACAACCTTGAGCCGGGCGTCGCCGCTCTTCGAACGGGCGACGCCGCCATCGACGCCGACAACTTCCGCGAACGCGGGAGTCTTGGGCTCGACGGTGATCCATGAGCCATCGGCAAATTCCTGCAGGCGCTTGCCTGAGAAATAGACGACATGGTTTTGCGGGTCGTAGAATTTTGGTCCGGGCGGCATCTGTTCTCCTTCTCAGAGCGCGCGCCGAGCTGCGGATGGCGCTCTACAGGTTCACGGTTCCCTGGATCTGCACGGTCTGAATCGCTTGCTGCGCGTACGCGGTGAAGTTCAGGTTCTTGAGCACGCGCGCGCTGATGTCGGTCTTGGCGATGGTGGAAATGTCCGGCAGCAACACCTGCGGCTGGAATCCCGGGTCGCTGCGCAAAAGTGCCGCCGGCTGGCTCGGGGTGGCGGTGAACTGCTTGAGCGCCGACTTGAGCTCGCCGCCCATCATCGCGATGCCGAACGGGTCGTAAGGCACCTTCGGCTGCGTCACCAGGAGCACGTACTCCTGGATCTGGATCTGCGCGGCCAGCGCATCGATGCCACGGCGCAGGTCAGCGTAGAGGCCCGAGGCGCACACGCCCACCTGGGTCACGTTGATGCCCTGGATGTTGATGTAGTAGTTGAGGTTGTTGCCCTGCAGATTCGTGATCTGCGTCGGGGTCAGCGTGTCGGCGGTGACGCCGGCTAGCTGCTTGAACGCCCACGTGTCCGTGCCCGGGTTCGCGGTGAACCGCTGCGCCTCGAGCGCAAGTGCGCCGTACTGCACCTGAGTGCCGCCGAACTGGCCGAAGCTGTAGGTGTAGCCCGAGGTCTTGAGCGTGTTGCCGATGCCGCTCGACGCCGAGAGGTTGTTGGTGTCGGCCGTCGAGTAGGCGTGAAAGTGCTTGTTGGCCTCCGCCCAGCTCGCGATCGCGGCGATGTTGGTGGCGTCCTGCCACTCACCGGTGATGCCGTACCACGAGGTGTCGACGGTGAGCGCGTTGTTGAGGTCGGTGGCCGGCGACGCCGAAGCGGTGGTGTCGGTGAACGTGCCGCCCTTGATTCCCTGAACGTAGGCGTGCTTTCCCGCCACCGTGACATGCAAGGTGACGGTTCCGGTCGCCGCCGTAAGAGTGCAGCCGTTCGGCGGCGTGAGCGCCGCGATGGAGGCTCCGTCCGTGGTCGCGTTGCCCGTGGCGGTGACGTACAGGTTGGTGACCGAGCCGTTGACGCCGATGACCTGGAAACCGATCGAGTCACCCACGTTCAAGTCGGTGACCAAGAAGGTGGCGGTCTGCGCCGCCGCGGTCGAGCCGCGCACAATCTTGAAGCTCGGCACCGTCGGCGACTGCGACAAGATTGCGGTCGCCATGTAGTAGGCCGGCTCGGTGGTCACGAAGCTGTCGGCGACCAACCCCGCGAGGCTGTTGTACGTGCGGATGAAATCGGTGTTGTGCGTGTGATAGCAAAGCGCCGCCGGCGTGCCGAAGTTCGGCAGCGTCGGGGTCGCGTTGTTCGCGATGATGGTGACCGTGACAATGCTGTCAATGGGACCCACGGGCTAGCCTCCCGCCAAGAAGTTGATGGTGGTGTCCGCAGGCGGGCTGCCGGGCCCCGTCTGCTTGATGACGCCCTGGCCCTGCGTCGAGCCAATCCACTTGCCAGCGTCTTGCGAGGTGTCGACGTCGTTGTCGACGGTGCTGCACGACAGATCCATCACGAACGCGTTGACCATTCGATTGTTCTCGTCGACGTAGCTCGCGTTCTTGCTCGACTGGAACGCGGCGATCCCGAAGATGCCGGCCATGCGCGTGATGCTCGTCGAGCGCTGGAGGCGAGTCTTCAGGGTCTCGAGCATCGCGGCGGCGTTCTTCGGGTCGTCGATCTTCTGCGTGAACGACTCGGCGCGCACGCTGAGCGTGAAGCGCTTCTGCTGCGAGACCGTGACGACCTGGTCGTCGGTCGCGTTCGGCGTCGAGCGCAGCTCTTCCGCGTAGCCGATGTCACTGGTGCCGAAGATGCGCAGCGTGATCGTAGGGTCGAGCATCCACGTGCCGCCCTCGGCCTCGTCGCGCCAGCGCACCTGGTCGGGCTTGAGCTGCATGACGTCGGCGATGACATCGTGCGCCGTGCTCTTGATGGTGGTCCAGTCGATCACCGGCGCCGTTCCTTCCAGCCGATCGCATCGACCAGCTGTCTCGTGGCAACCACGGGGATCTCGGGGTGGCTGAGGCCGGCGGCCGCCTTGGCGCCGATGGTGCTGGTGGCGAGCTCGTCGACCGGGGCAGCGCCAGCGAGGTAGTACTCGCGCAGCTCCTCGGCCCACTTCTCGCCGAGCTCGTGCACCGCCTCCTTCTTGCCCATGTACTCGCGCCGCGTCGCTGCGGTCATCTCGCGGCGTAGGCGTGTCTCGTTCGCGTCGAACCAGATACGCATGATGGGGCGCTCGGGCACCGTGTCCGTGCCGAACTCCATCCACTTGAGCACCTGTGCGAGCGTCGCCTCGGTGTCCTTGCCGTGATAGTCGACCTTCGGCTGCGCGCCGTCCTTGGCGTTGATGCCGACGGCAATCCGGTGCGGCCACACGCGGCGCGTGCGATCGCGAAGGTTCTTTTTCACCTTCTCGAGGAAGCGCGTGTTGACCTGGAAGCGCTCCATCAGAGCACCCGGAAGCCGCTGGTGACGACGCGCTTCAGGTTCTGGATGCGCTCGTCGTAGATGGTCTCGCCAGTTTTCGAGACGAGGTTCATGCTGCGCGCAAACGGGCTCTTGGCAAGAAACTGCGCGCAGTAGAGGAACGTCGCCTGCTGCGTGAGCGAACCCCCACCGCCCAGGCCACCCGACGGCGTGCCTGCGCCCCAGACCGCGTCGGGGACCATCTGCTCGGCCTCCACGAGCTTCGCCTGCACCAGAGGGTCTGGCGCGCTGGCGAACTCGGGATAGAGCGAGCGGAAGGTGAGGAGGTCGATCGCCATTCGCTACTTCTTGGCGACCTGCGAAAGCGCGCTGAGGCGATTCTTGAGCGCGTCCTTGATCTCGTCGCGCGCCTCCGTCCTCAGCCAGTCGGAGAGCAACTTCTTGTCGTCCTCGCCCTCGATGACCGTGAGCGCGGTGTTGACGCCAAAGCCCATCAGCGTGACTGACTTTCGCTCTTCGCCGGTCTGCTCGTCGAAGCTCTCGGCCAACTTGATCCAGCCGTTCTTGAGCCACACGCGCACCTGGGCGTTCTTCTTGGCGCGCTCCCAATCCTTGACGGGAACTACGGTCGCCAGCGCCTTGCCGTCCTTCTCGCGCGGCGCGGACGGGCTCACGGCGATGCCCTGGCCGATCACGCGATGACGGGTCTGCTTGTTGCCGGCGCCATCGATCACTTCCTCGGCCTTGACCTCGGGCGGGAGGTGGAAGATGCGCGGCTGGGTGTTGATCACATGAACCGTGTCCATGTCGCTCCTCCTAGAAGTACAGCGCGTGAACGCTCACGCCGTTGGCCGGCGCGGCGCTGCCGGTCGCGGTGGTGGTCCACGCGATCGTGAGACCAGTGCCGCCGAGATCGAGCACGCCCAGCGTGGGGGTCTCGATGAGGCCGTTGACCAGAGTGAGGTCCTGGCTGGCGGTCATCTGAATCGTCCAGATCGCGACGGTGGTCCCGACGGTGACGCTGGCGCTCGGCAGATTGAAGATCTGCAAGAACGCCGCGGTCGCGCCCGAGAGCAGTCGCAGGTAGGGAACGATGACCGGCCCGGTGGCCTTGATCTGCACCGCCGTGTTGCTGACCGCGCCGTTGAAGAACGCCGACAGCTGCGCGGCTTTGATTTTCGCAAGGTCCTGCGTGAGTCCCATCAGGAGCTCCTTTTTTTACGAAGTGCCGTCGAGGTAGACCGCGCTCAGCGGGTAGTAGAAGACCACCCCGCCGATGCGCGCGTGGCAGGGCACCTCGTACTCCATGCCCTCGAGTTGCGGCGCGAACTGCTCGAACTCCTGCGGAATCTCGAGCGTGAGCGCGTTCTCGTCGCGGCGGTACACGATGCTGCGGCCGCCGGTCGCGCCCGCGTTCTGCTTGGCGAGCTTCGACCACTGGTCGATGTTCTTGATGTACGGGTTGTTCTTGAGGAACAGGTACATCGCCATGTCGGGAACGAGCGCCGAGTACGGCGTCTGCGAGAAGATGGCGAACTCGTTGATCGGCTGCAGCACAGTGTCGGGAATCTCGACGCCGTTCGACTGCGTGATGACCGTGGTCACCGCGAAGTTCAGATCGCCGATCATGTCGGCGGCTGCCGCCGTCGCCCAGTTGCCGACGGGAGCTGGCACCACCGGGACGCTCGCGTTGTTCACGAGCCCGGTGAAGCTGGCGTCGGTCAGTCCCACCGCGGCGATGTCGTCGATGCGCGCTTCGATCGCGCGCCGCGCGGCCGCCGCTCGCTTGTAGTCGAGCTGGCCGCCGCCCTGCGGCGCCGTCATGGCCACCGCGCGCAAGTCCTGGATGGTGTAGCTGTAGCTCGCGCCCAGCGACTTGACGTTGGTGATCACTTCGGTCTTGAACGCGTCGACCTTTTCGAAGTCGGTGGCGTAGTTGGCGATCACCTTCGCCATGCCGACCAGGTCCCACGACCAGAAGCTCCACTGCTCGGCGCCCGGCGGAACCTCGTGCGAGACCGGAATGAAGTCGCGCGCGCGGAACATGGTGTACTTCACGTCGAAGGTGCGCGCCTTGATGTAGAGCAGCTGGCGCGTGATGAACGCCGTCTCCCCCGCGTCGAAGCGGCGCCCGTCGGAGCGCTTGAGCGCGCCGTGGCGCACCATGTCGGCGACGAACTCCCAGATCTCCTGGTACTCGGGATCTTTCTCGTCGCAGCGGAAGTCCTTGAACGACCGGAGCTGATGCGGCGTGCCCGCGTCGCCACCGGTGCGGCTGCCGTCGAAACGGCCGAGATTCTCGACGCGCATTACCAAACCTCCAGGAGCGAGAGACCCGCCGCCGAGGTGGTCATCATCCAGCGGCCGTGAGTGAACTTGATCTTTCCGGTGCCCGCCCCGAAGCCAAACTGGCCGTTCGGGTTGTTGGTCTGCGTGGTGCCGTAGACGTAGACGTCACCGAACTGCGTGGTGGCCTGGGCGCTGAACACCCAGATGTAGCCCTTTCGCAGAAGCGCCACGTCCTGAAACTGCTTGTACGTGGAGTAGGTGAAGTTGCCCTGCGACGCGGTCGAGAGCTGGTCGCTCGCCATGCTCGCCGGATCCCACAGCGGGATGCCGATGAACTCCGAATCCAAGATCGGATCGTCGGAGGTTCCGGTCGGCAGCTGCTTGCAGGTTCCGGTGTCGCCGCTCGACGCCGTGATCGGCGCGCTCGTCGAAGGAACCGACATCGAGGTGGCGCCCGGCGCGGCGAGGAGGCCGATACCGACGGCCGCCTCGGCCATCTTGGTCAGGATGACCTCGGCGCCCTTCTTGACGACCATGCCGGCGACTGCGGCGGCTGGATTGTCCGTGTAGGTGGTTTGCTGAGCCATCGGCCGCTCCTTACTTCATCGTTTCGAGCATCGAGCCCTGGAGGCTGGGGTAGCCGTCCATCTCTCGGTGCGGGTTGGACTTCGACACGGCCAACGGCCGACGGTGACGCGCTTCCTCGTCACGATCCGAGCGGACCTGCGCCAGCGTGCGGCCACCGCCGCCTTGCGCGTCCCGGCGCTCGAAGCCGGGCGGAGGCAGGCGCAACTCGTCGGGCAGATCGCCACCGCGCACGCGGTCGCCGCCGTCGAGGTGCAGCTGCGCGTTCGGCGAGCGCTGCGCCGCGTCCTTGCGGCGATTGCGCACGAGCAAGAGGTCGGCCATGCGGAACAGGCCGTTGACGTAGTCGCCGCCCTTGCCATCGAGCTTCAGCTGCGGCGCGAGCTTTCGCACCGCGGCGATCTTGATCGCCTGCTCCGACATGCCGTCGGCCTTGAACTCACGGCCGAACATCGCAGTCGCGCTGCGGATGATGGCGCCGCGCACGGCCACCGCGTGATCGAGCCGCTGAGCGGAGGTCGCCTCGACGAGCGCGACCTGCGCCTTCTTGGCCCTCTCCTCCGCCGCGTCTGCACGCTTCTTGGCTTCCGCCAGGGCGCGCTGCGTGTCGGCGGCATCCTTGCGCTGCTTCTCCGCCGCGTCGCTACGGCGCTTGACCGCGTCGGTGTGGGCGGGCGTGCCGACTTCGTAGTCGACGCCGTCGATCACTTCGACTTTCATCGTTTCTTCTCCTGAATCTGTTTGATTGCCCTTCGAATCGAGGCGCAAACGAACATCGGGACCCGCGCGCCCGTCGTCGACGAGCGCAACGTGGTTGTAACGAATGGACCGCTGCACGCGGTCGTAGGGCATGCCCGCATCGGGCTCGCCCTCGGGCACGACGCCTGACTTCTCGTCGACGTCGCAGTGGTAGCCGCAGCTCACTTCGCGCCGACGACCCACGCCGAGGTCGCGGATGGTGCGCCCGTCCTGCACGACGAGGCGCGCAGCGATCTTGTCGCCGCTGGTCTTGACGCTGTCGGTCTCAACGTGGCCGACGACGTGCTTCTTGAAGTTGGCCGGGTTGACGTGCTCGGAGGGGTGGGTGTTGGTCAGCGTCGCATTCGGCAGCGTGGCCAGCGTGTCCTTGTGGAACACCTCCGAGGAAGGCCGCCACTCCCGAATCACGCGCCCGTCGGGCTGATCGTACTCAAAGACTCCGGCGCGAGTCAGGAACGCGGGGACAACGAGGCCGCCCTGGGGCGTGCGCTCGAGCTCTCCGGTGGTTCCGCGGTCATGCCGGAAATACTGCATCTGCCCAAACGTGCGGGCAGCGAACGGCACCTCACCAGAAAACGAGCTGTTTCTGGCGAAGATGATCGCATGGTGCATCATGATGCTGCATGGTGCAGAAGCCGCGACGCCCTCGAAGCCTCGACGCCGGCACCGCGCGCCAGCTCGCCGTCGAGGCTAATGTCGATCCGCGCAGCATCATTCGCGTGCTACAGGGCCAGATCGTTCGCGGCAGCGCTGGTGCTCGAGCAACGGCCGCGTTGAAACGCGCGGGCCTGCTCGACGAGTGCTAGCGTGAGCGCATGGCCAATGCCGGAATCGGAATCGCGCTCAGCTGCTACGGTCAGTTCATCGGCCTCGATCCCATCGTCGTCGGCGAGACGGTGAACTGGGCCCTGACGTGCGAAGATCCTGCTGCGCGCACGCCCATCGATGTCACGAACTGGACCTTCGCGTTCTCGCTTGCCGCGCTCGACCTGTTCGGCAGCCCGATCGCGCCGCCGGTGCTGCAGACGTCTCCAGCGATTGTGAGTGCGCCAGCTGGCACAATCTCGACTGCGTGGACGCCGGCCAATACCAAAACGCTCGCGCCTGGCCGCTACATGCTCGACCTGTGGGGAACCGATGGCAGCGGCGGGCGCCTCCGATTGCTGTCAGCGCTGCTCCTGCTCGCGCCTTCCGCGACGCCCGCGCCCTAACTCGGCGGCAGCGGGCTGGCCACACATCTGCAACCAAAATCTTCGCCCGCGTGGCAGTCGTCTCCGTTGTCACTGTCTTCCGCCTTGAGCGGCGGATCATCCCAGTCGCATGTCTCGCCGTTGAGCTCGAGATGCTTGGGTCGCGTCGCCTTGTCGACGGTGCACTTCCAGGCGTATTGCTCGACGCCGGCTTGGCGCTGCGCGTCCTGATTCATCTCCGCCCACGACTGTCCGAATGCGTCGCGCGTCGACTGGGCCAGCTTGCTCTCGACCGCCTCTGACGCTTCCGTGAGCATCCGCTCGAGCGCGTCGGGGTCCTGATAGCGCGGCGAACGCTCGCCCAGCTCCTGCCACTCTCGCAGCGTCTCTCGCGCGCGGCGCGCGCCCTGCGCCTCGTAGTCGATCTGAAGCTGCATCACACGGTCTGAGAGCCGGCTCACGTGGCTGTTCAAGTCGACGTCGAAGTCCTTGGGCTTGACTCCCAGCGCGCGCGCCACCTTCGTGCGCACATCCTCGGCCGCGCGCTTGGCCTCGAGGTGGATCTCCCGCGCCAGGTGCGCAGGCATCTCCGGCACTCGCTTGCGTTCGTCGGCGCGCAGCCCAGCGCGGCCCAGCTCGAGTGCGCGCTTCTTGATCGCTTCTGCATGCACCTGATGGCGCCGAAGGAGCAACGAGACAATCCGATTTTCGATGCCGACAGCGTGGTGGGGTGCGAGCTCGAGCGCGCGATGCACGCGCAGCCGATGACGGTTGCGGCGCGCGAGAACGTTCACGACAGGTAGTAGCCGAACTCGCCGCGCTGCGTGGTGCCAGTGACGGCGCCAGGGGCGACGTAGAGTCTCACGCGCGCGGGGCCAGATACGACTGCCAGGTCGCGACCACCGCCATCGAGCTGCCTGACTCCCGAGAGGCCCAGCGCGCGCCAGCCGTTGCCGACCGCCGCTTCTGCTGGATTGCTCACGCCGCCATAGGGGAGCACGCGAAGGCGAAAGGCTGACTCAACCGTCGCCGCTTCGCCGGAGTCGAGCACCACATCGCTGACGTGCAACCGGCGGCCATTGGGCACGTAGGCTTGCGCCATGTACGTGCGCAGGTCGCCGGTAGCGATGCTCGCGATCGCGGAGCCGGCGCCGGCGTTGTCGGTGAACAGGGTGATCGTGCCCGCGGCGACTCCACCCGAGCCGGCGGTCACCAGCTCGATGCGGTCGATGAGCGCGATGTTGGTGTTCACCGTCGGCACCGCAGTCAGGCCGTTGAGCGTCAGCGTCTCCGAGAACGGGCCGAAGATGTTGCCGCTCGCGTCGAGCGCGTAGTAGGTGATCTTGATCGTGCGCGCACCCGTGCCCGCAGCGGCATCGCTCGCCGACGAAGACTTGACCGAGCGCTGCGCGCCGCTCGTCTGCTCGGTGTAGGTCGTTGCGTTGACCGCGGCCTCCGTCGTGGCGGCAGTGGCGACATATCCAATCGCTCTCGGCATGTGCTTCTCCTAGGTCTCCACCGCGTTGGGCGGCATCGGTTCGGGCGTGTTCTCGAGCGCCTGTCGCTCGGCTTCTGCGGTGACACCCGGCGTTGGCGGAGGATCTTCCGCCACCGACAGTTCGTTCTGAGCCGACTGCTCAGCCGACTGGAGCTCGAGCGCGAGCTGTCGCTTGCGGCTCTCGGTATCGATCTTGGTCTCGAGCGAGTACTTCCCGCCACCGAAACGGCTGAGCAGAATCTCAGAGACGCTGAGACCCATGCCGAAGTACAGGTTGTCGGCTTGCGCCTGCTGGAAGTGCATCTCGGCCTTTTCCTTCTCAGTCATCTGCCAGAGCGGCGCGAAGACGATCGAGAAGTCGCCCGGGTCGTCGTATCCGCCGGCCGTGGACAGGAGCCGCAACACGCGCTCCACCTGCGGCCTGACTGCCGACTCCTGCGTGGCCTTGATGGTGTCGTACCACCAGCGAATGTCACTCTCGCCAGTGGCGTTGAGTCCACCTGGCGACATGCCCATGAGCACGGTCAGCGGCATGCGCGCCGCACTCGCCAGCCGCCGCCATGTCTGGTCGAGCATCTGCGGGATGCCCTCGAATCGGGATGGCACGCGCTCGAAACTCTCGGCGCCTGCGCCTGACTTGTCGCCCGCATCGAGCACGATCGCGCGCAAGACCGAGCGCGCCAGGTCCATGAACTGAAACCGCTGCGTCATCACGTCGGGCTGCTGGGCGATCATGTCGATGAGGCCCTGAATCTTGAACACGCCCTGTGAAGCGTCGGCGAGGAGCGCGCCCGCGGACTGCCAGTTGTCGTTCGTAAGCTGCAGCGCGCGGAAGCACTTCTGCAAGATCGAGTAATCGGCGCCCTGGTTCGCGAGCCGCAACCGCTTCGACGTGAGTTCGCCGCCGTAGCGGATCATCCGCTCCTCGTGAACGAGCAGCACCGATTGCGTCGTGTGGAGATCATAGGGCGCTCCGACGTAGACGCCTACCGGCTGCATGAGGTAGACGGCAACGTCACCGAAGCGCGCCGCCTGCGGATCGGCATACCAGCGCCACGGCGTGAGGTCGCGCTTGTCGAGCACGGTCATGAAGTCGACCGAGCGCACATTCTCCCAGTCAACCGGCTCCCAGCTGTCGCGCCCGTCGTCAATGCCGAGGTAGATCGCGCCCAGGCCGTAAAGACGACCCCACGTCATCGCCTCGCGGTTCTTCTCGCGCGCGCCGAACGTGTCGAGCGCGGCCTGCAGTTCGTTGCACTGCTCCTGCACGGAGTCGGGCTCGGACCGCATCGCCTTTTGACCGATGCCATATGCCTGAAGTTCGTGTTGCTGGATCTGCGCAAGAGAGAGCGCTTGACCGCCCGTAATCGCGGAGCGCACGCCGTCGAGATACGAGCTCACCTGCTCAGCCGCGCTCTTCGACACGACGACGAACCCCTCTCGGAACGCTTCGTCAGGCAGCGCCGAGATGATGCGCGCCGCGATGTCATCGTCGTGGTAGATGGCCTCGAGCACCATCGGCGGCAAGATCGGAGACGGACACGGCGAAGTGTATGTGGTCTTGTCGCGCGACGTGCCGAGCCCGGTCATCGCGTTGGTCCACGAGTCAACCCGCGCCTTGAAGTCACTCAGTGCGGCGGGGCCCAGCTTCAGAAGTTTCTGCGCCCAGCTCACGCTTGTGCCTCCGGCAGATACGACGCGTGCACGAACACGCGCGACCACAAGTACGAAACGTCGAGCGCCAGTGGGTGCACGAACATGGTGAGCGGCAGCTTCTGCCGACGACCGCGAGCGAGCGTGTGGAGCATCGACTGCATCAGTACAGCGGGTTGGGTTCGCCGCAGTAGCGGCACGCAGGCATGTGATCGTCGAACACGTGGTCGCGACACACCGGGCGGATCGCGCCGGTAGCGATGAGCTCGATCATTGCCGGGTCGCCGCCGAGTGCGTGGAAGTAGCGCATCGAGATGCCGTGGTTGTCGCCCTTCTTCAGCGTGTGCTTGACGATGCGAGGCTTCCCCTGGCTGTCGGTGCCCATCGTGACTGCAGGCAGCTTCAGCTCTTCAGTGCCGTCCTTGGAGGGCGTGTACTCGAGCGTCACCGTCTGGCGCACGCGGTGCTCGGGGTCGAATTTGCGAAGCTCAATCATGCGGTCCTCCTGAAAGTTCCAAGTATTCTCGACGCTGCCTCAATGTTCTGCGGCTTCATCGCCTGCAAGTACCTCGCGTTCGAACGGCCGTGCAGATGCAAGATCGCCATCGTCATCGCGTCGACGTCGTCGTCGTGGCGGGCAAACGGGAACGTGACAACCTCCTCGAGCACGTCATCGGCCCACGGATGAATGCTCGCGTCGGGAAACACGATATTTTTAGCCTCGGCCAGTGGCGCCACCGCGTTCGCGCGCGCCACCTTGCTGCCGCCGATGTCGCTTGGGTCGACCATGATGATGCCCGTGACCTTGTCGCGCAGCACCTGCTCGACGGCGGGCCCGTTTGCTTTGTCCTCGATGAGCTTCGCGTAAGCCTTTGGCCACCGACGGCAGAATCCAAGAATCCCCGCGCATGTCTCGGGCAAGCCCATGCGATCGTGGATGCGGTCGACGAGATAAAACTTGCCGCCGCTGTATCCCCAGATATGGCCGGCGACAAAGTCGGCCTGCGCAGAATCCTTGAACGTGCAATCCCAGCTCTGCACCAGCATCAAGTCGGCGGGCAGCTCAGTCCAGCGCTCGCGAAACCAATCGCGCTTGAAGACGTTGCCGCCCACCGGCGCGGGCCGCTGCTGCAGCTGCGCGGCCGCCACCTGCGAGCCCATCTCGAGGCGCGCCGTCTCGACCGTCTTCGCATCGAAGCGATCGGGACAAAGCAGCTCGCCGTCATGGGCACGCCGATCGCCACCGAACCGAGTGACACATCCAGGCGCCTCGAACTGCATTGGCAGCGACAGGTGCGCGTACTCCTTCGCCTGCTGACTGTTCAGGATGCGCCCCACTAGGTCGTCCTCGTGCAGCCGCTGCATGATGATCACGCGGGAGAAGTGGCGCGGGTCTTTCTTGCGCGACGCCATCGTACGGTTCCACCAGGTCCACGTGCGCTCGAGCGCCGCGCGCGCGATCTCGGGGTCCGCCTTGATCTCCTCGGGCTTGTTCGGGTCGTCGACCACTTGGATGTGCGCGTGAAAGCCTGTGGCCTGGCCGCCCACCGTCGTCGAGAAACGCTTGCCGCCGGCGCGCGTCGACCAAACGCTAATCGTCTCGGCGGTGTCTTCGCTCTTGGCAACCGCGACACGATCGCTGAACCGTCCCTGGAACCAGGGAGACTTCACCAAGCGCCGCGATTCGAGGGCCAGTTCTCGCATGAGGACCTGGCTGTAGGTCGCGAACATGAAGCTGCGCGTCGGGTGGGCCAACCAGTCCCACGCCGGCCAAAGGATGCTCACCAAGCGACTCTTCGAGCAGCCTGGTGGCACGTTGATGATCAGGCGCGGGCATTCGCCCCTGCTCACTGCTTCGAGGTGGGCGCATATTTCGTCGAGATGCCATGACCAGATCAGCTCCTCGGGTTCGATAGCGTGCCATGCCCGCTTGACGAACTCGGCGAAGCCATGACGCGCGATCGCCTCACGGTCGATGTCCTGCTCCGAGATGTCGAGCGGCAGATCCATCAGCGCTCGGCGACCTCGACGTTCACCTGCATGTGTCGTTTGGTCGCCCAGCACAGGAACGCGATCACGCCGAGCGCAGGACGCGCTGCAAGCCGCGCTCGTTTCTCGGCGCGCACAGCCCGTCGAGCACGCGCCACAAGCACCTGGCGCACGCTGTCGTCGGTGGGCACGAAGCGCGGCATCACCGGCTCGCGCTGCTCTGTCTTGGCCTGCGAGACCTCGGCCTGCCAGGTGCGCTGCATCTGGCGGTGAGCTACGTGGGTGCCGTCGGCGAGCGTGATCGGCTTCGCCCCTGCCGAGCGGAGCTGCTGCACGTCCGGCTGTTGGGTGACGTCGATCATTCGTCGAGCATGTCCTCGTCGTTGTCGTTGGCTTCTTCGCCTTCGACCTCGACGGGCTTGTCGCCGGAGTTCTCCGGGTCGGGGTCGCCGATGGTGTGCGTGATGCCAGTGGGAATGTTCTTCGGGGGCGGATCGCTCGCGGGCGTCTCGGTCTCGGCCAGGTGCTCGCCGGTGGCGACCTCGGAATCCTCGAGCAGCTTCTCGTCGTCGGTCATGTCTTCGTTCTCCTCGTTGAAGGGCGCCAGGTTCTCGGTTTCCTGCTCGTACAGATCCGTTTCGGCCACCTCGTCGGGCTTGCCGCCGACGGTAGTGTACGCGGGCCCATCGTTGTGGCCCGCGCCGCAGTACATCTCGTGCGCAGCGTCGAGAACGTCGGCGTGCATCCCGTCGTGCGGGTGATAGCCTTGGTTTGCCATCCAGTGCGCGAGTGCGAACGGGTTGTCGATCTCGCTGTGCGACTTCATGTGCTCCACGGTGCCTTGCCAACCCTCGGGCGCGCTGTCCTTGGTCATGGCTCTATCACCCGCCACCGTTCGAGGTTTTGCCACTTTCTACGCTTCGATCCATCGCTTGAGCGTCCAGCGCCCAAAGTCGTAGGCCTGCTCGATTTGCTGTTGCCGCTCCTCGCGATGCTCACGGCCAAGCTGGATGGCGATGCGCAGCGGGCAGCGCATCACGCCCTTTGCCGCTGTCCATGTGCGCACCTCGACGTCGAGAAAGCCGGGCCCACCTCCCGAGGGCACGATGTCGCAGGCTGGCCAAGGTTGTGGTGGCCTGAGCTCGCCGTCGGCTGAGATCGCGCGCAGCATCTCGAGCACGCCGGCGCGCCGACAAATCTCGACTGCGGCGGCGCGGAGCTGGCGATGGTGCGGGTCGTCGTCGCGGTGCGCGCCTTCGATGACCTTGCCGAGCATGCCAATGGCCGCGCGGTCGACGGCTGCCATCAGTTCGGGATCGTCTTCGTAGCTCATGGCTCTTGTCCTTCTGCGCGGATCCGCGCAAGCGCGCGCGCCAGCATCTCGTACGCGCGCAATTCGTCGTCGCTGAGCTTGCTCATGTCGATCTTCGCCGACGTGGCCGCCGGTATGTTCGGCGTTTCGTCGATGGTGATCGTCTGCGGCGCCTTGCCCCAGCCGCGGTCGAGCAGCGCATTGCACGCTGCCACGCGGGCCGATTCGTTCTCGGCGCTGGTCGCGAGTCGGCGCAGCTCGCCGATCGCTTCGACCGTCGCCTCTCGCGCAAGCCGCACCACCTCGACGAGCGCCTTGGGGCGCCCGCCGGGATTGATCGTGCCGCTGACCAACCGCCCGCGTTCGTCGCGAACCACAACGGACTTTTTATGAGGGCCCTCGCTCACGCCATGCTCACTGCAGCTTCAGCCCCGGCACGCTGGGCACGACCTGGACCTGGCCGTCGCCCTGCTTGAGCGCCATCTCGCGCAGGTCCTCGAGCACTGACACCAGCAGCTTCAGCGCCTGCCTGGGTGGCAGTGGTGACGAAAACGAGATCGCACTATTCGGCGCCTGCGTGACGGTGAACAACGTTCGCCCTTCGCTCAGTTCTGAGTCAGCCATGATTTTCTCCGTTGTGGACGTCTCCACGTAATGGTCATTCGTCGTCCTCTCCGGGCTCGCGCTCACGTAAATGGGCGCTCGCCTGGTTTTTGTGGATATTGAGGATATTTTCCGGGATATGCGGGTTCACTTCGAAGGTCGGTCCGGCGGGTCTGCCTGGTCCAGCGCTCATCGAAGGCGCCTGGGGACGGATGAATCCGCGTTCAACCAAAACCCTCAATGCAGCATCGAGCTGGTCCGCGTCATTGAAGCGCTCAGACCTGCGCACCGATTGCTGCAGTTCTCGTCGAGAAAATGAAGACCAGCCCTTGCGGAGAACGGTCTTCAGGAGCTGCTTGGCGCCTTGCAGTTTCGGGTCGGCTCCCATCGAAGAGAATGCCGCTCGAGCATGGGGCACCAGGTACTTGCCGAGAGCGATGGCGCGAACCATCTCCTCCCTGTCGATATATATAGATATAGATAGATCTTCAGAATTGGCTTTAAGGCACAATATCCTCAATATCCCCAAAATTCCCGCGATGCGTGCGACCGCACCCGGTAACTTCGACCCCCAATCAGATATTGATTCGAGCTCACCGCCTTCGGCGAGTTGTGGTTCGACCCACAGGTAGAACTCGCGCCAGGCTTGATAGGCTTCAGGGGACAGCTTCAATGCGAACGGCTCTTTCTGAGCCTGCAACACGAGAAGGCGCCGCAGCGCTCCAACGTATGCCGACCGAACGGCATCAGGGATGGGCGGTGCGTCGTCGGTTCGCGCTCCCAACATCGAAGTGGGCAGCGCGTAGAGAAAGCGCGCGAGCAGACCCGTCCCGCGAAGGAGCGGTTTTTCTGCCAACGCCTCGAGCACATGGGGCTGTGGTGAGATCCCAAGCGTGAGCGCAGGATCGGTCACTCGTTCAGCGCCACGGCTCTGCCGATCGACTCGGATTTCATCACCTGCGTGAGCTTTGAGGTACACGTCCAGGTTGGGCGAATCGGAGTAGCGACCGGCCATCTGTTGAAACACGCCACCCTCGGCGGAGAGGATGGCCATGCGGCCGCCGTACTTCGCCAACAGCGACCCCAGGGCTTCAGGGGTTACGTCGTCGGCGAGGATGCGCGGCTCGGGGGGCAACGTCAGCTTTGCGTGCTGCTCGGTGAGATCTTCGACCTCGAGCTCGAGCTGCTCTCGTTCTCCTTTCGTTTTAGCCTTGGCGGCACGGTCGGTAATGCTGTCGAGTCGTTTCTTCGAGATCGCCCAGCGTTGCGACGCCTTCGCAATCTCAGGGGCTTTATCTTCGGCGGCTTTTGCTTCCCATTCGATGAGCGGCGCTGCGACCTCGCGAAGCACGGCGCTCTTGCGGTGACCTGACGGCAGCGCCGCCAGCGTAAACAGGTTCAACGGCTCGCGGTAGCCGGGCTTCACCTCGAGCACCACTCGCTTGGCGCAGCAGGCGGCCGTGGCGCTCAGCACCAGCATGCCAGGAAGGTCCATCGGCGTTTGCGTGGCAAGCGCGCAGGCGCGCACGAAGTCGCCAAGCTGCGACGGCAGCGCCTCAGCGGGAAATGGTGGCAGCTCGAACGCGCCAAACTCGACGGGCGGATCCCAGTCGCTGGTGGTCGGCTGAGGACTCGGTTCTTGAGCTACGTGCGCGACACCATTGGTGCGAGCGGTGATCGGCCGCTCCTGGCGCAAGAGATAGCCGCGTTCCACGCGCGCGTTGTTGGACGCGTCGGCGATCTTGTGGCGCAGCTCGCGCTCGCTCCATGGCGGATCGCAGCGCGGGTTGTACTCGCTCGCGAGCAGCGTGTAGCCCTCGCCTTCGGCCAGATCGAAGCCGCGCACCACCGCCAGCGCAGCTCCCCAGGCTTTCTGATGGCCGCCGGCGCCGCTGACCGCGCCCTCGATCTTGGCGAGGTAGGCCGAGGCGCGCTTCACCCGATTGTTGGCGGGCGCGCCCGCTGGGCGCGCTGGCTGATGCGCGCGCGCGGGCAGGCCAAGCCAGCGGGCAACGAGCGCGTATTCCTCGGCAAGCGCGTCTATGAGCGCGTGGGCAGTGCCCAGCTTGACGGCGGCGACCGCGCGCGCCTCTGGCCAGCCCACGCGCACCAGGAGCGCGGCCGCGGCGAGCTGGGCGACCGCGCGCCGGAGCGGCTCGGGCGTGATCGTCGTGAGCTCGCGTTTATCCGTCTCCCACTCCACGGCCTCGCCGGACTCGTGGATCGAGCGCGGGAAAACGGTCTGCAGCCCTTCCTTTGCTCCGATCTTGTTCGCGCGTAGCTCGACGAGCGTCTGCGTTTTGCCGGCGCCGAGCGGCTGCAGGAACTTCTCGGTGCGCGCGCCGCGGGCGTAGTAGAGGCGATGTGACCGACGCTTGGATGCGCGACCGAACTCGCCCGTCGCCGGCAGGAAGTGATCGGCGAGCGCGATCGTCTCCGGGCAGTCGAGATCGATGTCGACCAGGCCCTGCGATACGTCGCCGAGGATCACGCCGACGTTGTGGTTGGGCGAGAAGTAGCGCGGCACGTCGGCGGCCGTGATGTTGAGCATCGGCCAGTCGTCGTGGATCGGCCGCTTCTCGCGCGGGCGCACGGGTGTGACCTGCCAGCCACGCTGGATGTATTCGAGCGCCATCTGGGGCGCGCCGATGAGAGAGACGCTCATCCGTTCGCGGACCTCTTTCGCTCATCGGCCACGACGAGCGACGCAATGGCCTGAACGAGCGCCTCGACGGGGTCGGCGGGAAATTCAGCTCGACAATCGATCAGGATGAGCAGCGCGCGCGCGATCACCGCGTGGTCGGCCTCGCGTAGACGGCCCGATGTGCGAATCGCTCGGATGAGCTCGACGGCTTCCGCTTCGCTGATCATCTTGAGCTCCTCGCCTTCACAAGTTCCACGAGCAGGATCTTGACCGCGCGCTTAACGCGTGGACTGCCGCACGCCGATACCAACGCATCGAAGGCGTCCTCGGTGAGAATCACGTGCAGCATCTCAGCAGCCTGGTTGAGCTCGCGGTCAACCGGTGGCGGCTGCACCTTCATCTCGGGCAGCGCGCCCAGGCGCTTCGGATTCCACGCGCGCGGCTTCCGCTTCTCGGAAGCTGGCTCGCTTTCGGCCGCGTCCTCAAGGTGCTGCAGGTAATTCTCGGCGAGGCTCACGCAGCGACCTCGAGCAGCGCGTCCATCTTGCGGGCGGCTTCGGCAGCGGTAAGCGCGACCACGACAGGCCACGCTGCGCGCATCTTGAGCTGCGATGGCGTGAGCATCCCGAGGTGATCAGGATCTGCGACCTGCTCCTTGGTCGCCTCGTTGGGATTCTTGATCTCGACGAGGAAGAGCTGCTTTCGCCAAAGCACGAGCAAATCGGGAAAGCCTTCGCCAATGTTTGATGTGTCGCGCACCTGCGCCCCGAGACGCTCGAGCGTCTCGACGAATACGCCGTGGTTGGCGTCGACCTTGGCAGCGCGACGTCTCACGTTAGATCGACTCCGCGAGCTCGCGCAGCTTGCCCCAGGCCTGCTCGGGTGACATCCAGCCACGATCGACCAGACGCACGAGCATGATCACGTCCTCGCGCAGGTCGCAGTACTCGTCGGTGACCTTGTTCAGGATGTGCTTGGCATTGATCTTCGTCGGCAGCTTTCGCTCGTGCGCGGCCTTCAGCTTGACGACGCGCGCCTTCGGCTGGGGGGGGGCCAAGGTCTTGCCGGCTTCACGGACTTGCTTGAACGCCAGCACGACGCCGCGATCGAAAAAATACGTCTGTCCGCGGCCGCCACCGCCGACGCGCGGCTTCAGCTTCCCCTGCTTCACCCACTTGCGAATTCCGGCCGTGCTGACGCCGCAGAGCTCCGCAGCTTCGCCGGTCGAGATCTCATCCTTCGCCATCGTTTCCTCCTTCTCGGCGACGTCGTTGTTGTCTTCGTCCGGGCCGTGCGTCGCTGACTCGCCAGTGAGGCGAAAGGCCGCGCCCTTGATCGACTTGAAGCGCTCGACCAGGCGCTGGCGCTCGCAGTAGGCGAGCACGCCCTCGAGCGTTGGCTGCTCCCAGCCCTTGCGCCGCGCGAAGTGCGCGAGCGTGATCGGCTGGATCGGGCGCGACATCATCTGCATCGCGTTGAGCAGTGCATTCGCGCGATCGCCCCAGATCGCGTTCTCGTCTTCAGCTACTTCGGCCATGAGATCTCCTTCGCGCGCGATAGGCCTCCGACCTGCACGCAGATTTGCAATAGCGATGGTTCCAGTGCGGCGCGCGCATCTCGGCGCCACATTGACGGCACGCGCGCAGCTCGATGATCTTCAGGCAGCGCGGACAGCGGAGGGCTAGCCGATGCCCCCCCCCCAGACGTGATCGACTCCAGCTTTGAGTGCCGGCACGCTCCGGCGAACGCGGCGGCGATCATCCGATGCCTCGCTTCTTCATCGCCTCGATGAGCTGCCGGCGAAACTCGACGGCCCAACCAAACGGCTCGGAGTGTTCCTCGAAAAGCTCCTGTCGCGAGGTGTGCAGCGGCTCGGGGTCGTCGATGCCGACGACGCGCAGCTTCACGAGGGCACGTACCTCGATCTGGCGCACGCGCTCGCGCACCACGCCGAGTCGCTCGGCAACGGCTTCTAGGTTGTGAGGTTTGCGATCGGCGACGTCGAGCGCGCACGTGTCGGGCAGCTCCCACGGCTCGAGGCTCGGGAAGTTCAGCTTGAGCGCGCCCGTCTCTTCGTTGACGTCGAGATAGAGGTGATAGCGGCACCCGACGTAAGGACAGGGCCGCGGCTCATCGCAGCACTCGCCCCGCGTGCGCGGTCGTGGGTACAGAAGCTCGAGGCCGTCGTCGGACTGGGCCTCCCTGATCACCAGGCGGCGAAGGGCCTTCGGGTCCAGCGTCTGCGATCGACGCGATTTCACGGGCGCAGGCACTCGCTCACCAGCGCCTCGAAGCTGCCGCCAGACCACTCACAGTGAAACGCGCGCTCGCCCAGGTGCTCGTATTCAAACTTCACCCGACCGCGGCGGAGCAGCTCCTGGCCTGCTTTGATAACGATGTCGTCGCCAATCTGCGGCCACGGTGTCTCGTCTGGCGCGGGAGCCTCAGCGGTCAGTACGCCGGCAAGCGTCTTGTACTGCCATGGCTGCTCGACCACGCAGACCTTGTCGACTTCGGCGAGGAACACACGCGCGGCAACAATGACGCGCGCGGAAGCCGGTGACTCCAGGCGCTGATCGACCTGGTGTGCTGCTGCCATTGCTCGCTGCGTGAGCCGCTGCAGCTCGCGGATATCCTCGCTCACCAGCGCACCCCTTCGCCGGGCCGCGCTTCCTTCGACATGGGAACGCGCGTGGGCGAGGGTCGCGAGCGCGCTGGATCGTTGGTGCCAGCCGAGATCTCGCGCACTGGCTGGCGTGGCTTCACTACCGCCCTGCCCCAGTTCGGTCGCCGCTTCTGCTCGCGGTGCGGCTTCTCGCGGCTCGCCGGGATTGACATTGGCGGCGTCAACGTCATCGCTGCGCCGAGTACGGGGCGCAGCAGCTCCTCCACGATATCGGACATGCTGCGCTCGTGTTTGGTGGCGTATTCGCGCAGCCGCTCATAGGTCGAGCGGCACAGGCTGATGGTGCGACGCGATTGCTTACCCATCTAGGATCTCCTTTGTCGCTTGAGTCACGCGTCGTTCGGCCTCGGCGAGGCGCCACCGATCAACGCTGCAGTCGAAACACAGATCGACCACGGCGCCGCTCGGCAGCGCGCGCGGCGATCCCTGCGCGCGCCCACACACGAAACAGGGCCGTGTCAACGGGACTTTCACTTCGCCACCCGCTCCAGATGGATGTGGCAGAACGGCTGCCCCTCGATCGCCGCCATCGCGCACTGATGACGGCCACGCTGCTCAGCGCGCATTGCCTGGCAGCGCTTCTGCGTCAGGTTTCGCAGGAGGTGCGGCTTCGTTGGCGTGTTACAGATCATCTACGTGCGCTCCGACGGAGCACACACGCGAAGCAGGCGCACCTGGCGCTGTGGTCTATGAGATAACGAATGCCGTAGGCGAGCTTCCAACGCCGACGGGGGGGGCTCAGATCACGAACGCGCATGATTCCTCCCTGTGAAAACACCGCGCGTGAGGCGCGGCAGAACCCACTACAGCTTCACGTCTTCGGGGCGAACGCCGCGACGCCGGGCGATCTCAGCCTTGCGCGCTTTCTTCTGGTGCTCGGGCATCTCCGCTTCGATTTCGAGATTCGTGTCGGCGATCTCTTCGCGGGTTAGCACTCGCTCACGCACCGGCGGCTGAAACCCGAAGGTGCGATTGATTCCGGCGACGAGCGCGTAGGCGCCGTCGGAGTCGACGCCTACGCCCGCGAGCCACTCAAGCGGCACGCGGCGCTGGCCAGTACCGTCAACAACTCGGTTGGCCGCCTTCGAAACGTAGGTCTTGAAGGAGTCGACCTCATCGAGGCGGGCGCGCAGCGCGTCGGCGCCGCCGCTCTCCGCCAGCGCATCCTTGAACACGCTGTACAAAGCGTCAGCGAGCTCGTGCACTTGCTGGCGTTCGGCCTCGGCACGCGCAGTTTTCTCTACAGCGGTATTGGCAATCGCACCGAAACCGAGTTGCCGTTCAGTTGTCAGTGCCTTTTGTGGCAAGTCTGAGCGTGTGGTCGACGGTCTCGACATTCAAAAGCTCCTTCAGGCGCTCAGGGTGTGGGCTGCGACAAATTGCCGCAGGCGAGGAAAATGACGCGGGGTGATAAGATCCAGGGAATGCGGTGGTTGGTGCTGGCGGTGACTGCCTGCAGCTCGAGCCCAGACGTGTCGATCACCGATGAGGATCTCGCTGGACGTCACGACCTGCGCACGGTTCAGTCGAGCGATCTCGCTGGCGCCGACCTGGTCAGCGTGCCCGGCGAAGACCTCGCGCAGCTGCAGCTCGATATGCGCGGCGCTCAGCTTGCCGACATGGCTGGCGCGCACGACATGGGCAATCCGGCGAGCTCCGACATGGTCATGTGCCTGGCCGCGCTCGCGACGTGCACGGATCCGAGCCAGTGCTGCAACGGCTACGGCTGCAGCTCGTACAACGGAAACCCGTCGATGAAGTGCTGGCAGGGGCTCGGCCAGGCCTGCGCGCAAGACAGCGACTGCAAGCCGCAGACGAGTGGCCCAGCTCCCACCTGCCTCGGCCCATCCGGCGAACACATCTGCTGCCAGTGGACAATCACGGCGAATGGCTGCGGCGCGGGCAAGTCGAAGTTCTGCCACGAGTGCTCGCCAGGCGTGACGATCTGCGACCCGTGCTGAAAGGGGAGGACGATGCGATTTCTGCTGATACTTGGTCTGGCTGGCTGCGCTTCGATCACATCGGGCGCGAATGCACCCATCTCGCCGCTCGACCGGTTTGGCATGTATCGCCATGCCGTCGAGTACGAGCTCATGCCGCGCGTTCGCGGCGAAGCCTGCGCCAGCGCTGCCGTCGAAGACAGTCAATACAAACGAACGCGCGACCCGTCGAAGATCGTGAATGGATTTCTGTACGAGAAGGCCAAGGTGCTGGCGCTCGATTCGACTCAGAACGCCGACGGGCTGATCGAAATCCGATCGACCTTCGAGTATCGCAGCGACGGCAATGAGTGCGTGATCGTCACAGGACGGCCCTACCACATCACCGCGATGCGCGCAGTTCCCGGTCCCGAAAGACCCACAGATCCGATCGCGCACAAGCCGGAAACGCCGCTCGGAGAGGTGATCGAACCAACCTTCCAAGGGCAGTAATGCGGTCCCCCTGCGCATCGTCAGGCGGCCTCGCCGCTCGTACGCGCGTAGGGAAATTCCTTCAGCTGCGGTACCGAGATTTTGTTTTTTGTCAGGGCGCGCGAAAGAAATTTCGCAAGGGCGTAGCTCGGCGAGTAATAACCGCGAGCGATCTGCTCCAGGTATTTGGAGCTGACCTCACGCCCCGCACGCTTGCATCGTTCCGCGGCCTGCTCGTAGTCCAAGCCGTTTTCGCTGAGCCACTTTTGAAGCGGATGGACAGGACGATCCATGCATGAGGAACTTAGCAAAACGCGAACGCTGTGTCAATCGCATTTTGCTACCTCATTTGCCTGCGGGTGCTGCCGACGGGGAAGATGCCCGCGTGGCCGACTTTGATCTTCGCGACCTATTCAAGCAGTACATCTTGGAGCTGTACAAGATGTCCGAGATGAGCCAAGCCGACTTTGCTCGCAGCGCTGGCATTCCGGCTCCCAATCTCTCTTCGATGATGCCCGATGCCAAAAAGAAAAGAACTGGGAGCTGGAAGCAAATCGAGAAGATGATCAACAAGGGCGTCGTCACGCCGCTGGAAGTATTTGAACGTCTTTTCCAGCTCGCCTCTCATCGACAACATCCCTCGATGCCGTTGCCGGTTCCGAGGCTTCAGCGAGAGAAATTACGAGAGCGTCTTGTTAGTGGAGAGATCCACGGGCGGGCCGCTGCAAACGTTCAAGCGCCCCCGACAGGCGGGCAGCCTTTGCATCCAAAACTGACCGAGAGACTTCAGCATCGAAAGACGGGTGGGAAAGGCTGATAGCGTCAAAGCACCCTTGGCGCGCGGCCTCGTCGACGACCTCGTCTGATTGCCATGGCAACAGTAGGATCACCGCCGGCCCGGAATTCGCCAGCATGATTCCCGGGGTCTGCTCGATTACCCGATAGAGATTTCCACCGAAACGGACATCAAGCACTACCACCTCTGGTTGCACTTGATGAACGCGGTGGCGCAGTTCGATGGGCTCCAGCGCCTGAGTGAGCAGAGCCTTCCGCCCTTCGATGGCTGTATTTAGTCGCTGGGCAAGCTCCAGGTCGCGCGTCGCTATCACCACCATCTCGTCAGCCTCCTTCAGCGAAGTTCGCCAATAACAGAGATTGCCAAATCGCCCCGGATAGTTGCAACTCATTCGCATTTTGCTATTGACCATTCATTCGCAAATTGCTACGTTCTTCCCATGCTCGACAACACGTTGAACGGGACCGAAGCCGCCGAAGTCACTACCTACAAGGAAGCCTGCTCGACGGTGTGCCCCTACTGCGCCGGCAGGGGCCTGCACTACGTCGGCTGCGCGGACCGCAAGCGCGCCGTGCTCGAGGCGCTGCAGCCGCTGCTGTTCGCCAAGGACGTGTGCGCCACCTGCGGCGCCGTCGGGCTGCACCCGTACGGCAACAAGTGCAAAGCGTGCGTGATCGCGGAAGACGTGATCCGCCGGTCGGTCGAGCTGGAGGTGGCGTGATGTGTCGCTGCCCCCGCTGTCGTCTTCTGCATGTGCCCGGCGATCAAGCTCGCTGCGACAACGCGATGAAGCTCGGCCAGGTGCTGGCCGGCGCGCTCATCTGCACGCGTGAGACGCACGCGGCCATCAAGGCCGACGACGCGCGGTGGGCGACCGAAACGGAGCCGCCCATCGGACACCAGGTGCGACCCGTTGTCGCCGACGAAGACAGCTTCCTCGAATACGCCAACTGCAAGGCGTGCCATTCAACGCTCGCGCGCGCCGTGAAGGTTCAACTCCAACCGCAAGTCTGAGGGGAATCCTATGACGACAGCCGAGCTGAAGATCATTCTCGATAAGCACAAGAAGTGGCGACGCGGAGAAGAAGGAGGATCGCGCGCCAACCTCGAGGGCGCCTACCTCGAGGGCGCCTACCTCGCGGACGCCAACCTCGCGGACGCCAACCTCGAGGGCGCCAACCTCACGGGCGCCGACCTCGCGGACGCCGACCTCGCGGACGCCAACCTCGCGCGCGCCAACCTCGCGGGCGCCTACCTCGCGGGCGCCTACCTCGCGGGCGCCTACCTCGCGCGCGCCAAAAATCTTCCGATCGGCATCGAGCGAAAAGATCCCGTCGAGCCCTACGAACGCAACGCGAGCGACGAAAAGCGCGCAGAGCGGTTTCGGCAGCGTCATCCCGAGGTTCCCGTCGTCGTCAATTTGGATCAGCGCATCCTCGACGCGATCACGGCTGGCGCCGGAAAGCTCGAGATGTCGCAGTGGCACTCGACCAGCTGCGAGACCACGCACTGTCGAGCTGGCTGGGCGATCACGCTCGCGGGCGAAGCCGGCAAGAAATTGGAAGAGGAGCACGGACCCGCGCGTGCTGGCGGGATGATCTATCGCGCGTCGACGGGCCGCGTGCCGCATTTCTACGCGACCAATGACGATGCGCTCAAGGACATCCAGGAGTGCGCCGCGCGGCAAAAGGCCCAGCCGTGA